TAGCTAAACTATCGGCATAACTTCGTGCTGTATTAGTGCCAGTATCAGCCGGCACGAATATCTGTATAATTATATTTCCAATATGTCTATGTTTATCCGTTGTAGCGCTCCCACTCATATCTATTTGTTCAGCACTACCATTTAAAATAAACATGGCAATATAAGTATTATTATCCGGTTTTTTAAAGGGTACGTTTTCAAACTGTATTGTTGTTGTTGTCCAATTAGTGCTTAACCGGCTTTCTATTGCTTTTCTTTCATCTGCAAAAGTCATATTAAATTGTTAACGCTTTTAATTGCGCTTGTACCTCATTTATCGTTAAACTGACCATACCATTTGGCGCTTGTTGGCTTGTGCCTTTATCAAGTTCATTAATGTAATCCACATTATTTGTTATATAAATTACATCACCTTTACCGGTTATTCTACCAACACTTCCTTTTGCATTTGAGCCATGCACTACGTTTTCACTTGCTGTGCTTAAATTAACAACTTCTTCAGTTAAGTTCCAACTTGCTCTAGCCCTACCGGTATCAACTGGCGTTTTTTTTGTAACGCCATTCCATATTTCAAAGCCAACTTTTCTAGCAACTATATCTAAATTTAATTGTGTTTTTTTGCTAAACTTTGCCAAATCTAAATTAAATTGTCTTACTGACATTATTTTGTTAACCCCAAAGTATATGTGGCAACACTTTCGCCACTAAAGTTTTCAACAACTGAACCCACTATATAAACAACACTTAAAATTTTTACTATATCTCCCTCTTCCGGTGCTTGCTCAAAACTTTTTGAAGCTACCGTAATAGTTTTTGCAATATTTACTAACCCAGTATCATTTTGTGTTCTATTACTTGTTTCAATAATACATTTTATATCTAAATTTTTATCACTTGCAGTTACTGCACCGGTGGTTGCATTATAACTAGAAAACTTTTTGTGCGTAAATTTTGCTGTTGTGCCAAAAGTTTTTATAAACTTATCAGCTACCGGCAATAACGCTTTATCTAATGCTGTTCCACCTATTGCTGGCATTACTTGCTTGCCTTATCTTTTACAGCTTTTGGTTGCAACGCATCTAACCTTTCTTCCAATTCTTTATTTTTTGCCATAGCCAATCTTAAATCTGCACCTTTTTGTATTGCATCATTCATGGCTCTATCTCTTTGTTCTACTATTTCTTGTACAATCGCTTGATGTACTTTTTGGTCTATCTTTTGATTTTCCATTTTAACTCCTTATAATTATTTTAGCTATAATTTGAACCTTTTATTCCGTATAATGCAATCTTACCACCAGCTTTTATATTTCCACTTGGTTTGAAAAGAAATGAAATATAATTTATTGCAGAAGTTGTAGCTATAGACGAACCTCCTCTCCATTGATATTCATCAGCACTATGTTTTCCACAAGTCATAAAAAACATATATTTATAATGAGAAGTATTTCTTAAACCATAAAATCTACATTCCCAAGTCAAACCTCTATTATCATCATTTCCTAAATCTGTTGCTATCTGAATATAGTTATTGCTACCAGCTTCTGCACCTTGTGCTGGATTTGCATTTAATCTTAAATAACTTCTTGCATGACCAGATGTAGCCATATTACTACCATTATCACTTGAACAATGGACTACTGCTTCTGCATTATCAACAGTTGGTGTGCAATGTTTGCCTTCTAAAATGTATTCATCATAAGTATCTGTAATATAGGTGCTATTAAACTCAACATAAGCTGTATCAACTCCTAAAGCATAGCTATGTAAAAGAACTCTTGTTCCATTAGATGATATTATTTTACTTGATGCTATTGAAGCACTTGCATTTACTTCTGTGTTTGTTACTGCACCAGCACCTATCTTTGCATTCGTAACTGCATCATCAGCAACCTTTGCTGTAGTTATATTTGAATCTGCTATCTTGGCAGTTGTAATATTTGCATCTGTTATTTTAGCAGTAGTTATAGCTGTGTCGGCAATCTTTGCTGTCGTTATGTTGGCATCTGTAATCTTGGCTGTCGTTACAGCATTATCAGATAAACTTGCAGTTGTTATTTTAGATAGTGCCATTAATCATCTTCCTCTATTGTTAGTTCTCCAGCATCAACTTGTCTTTTAATTTCAGCATAATCTGAATTATTAATATCTATAGGAACAGACCATACAGTTCCATCTATTGTTGCTTGAATATATTTATTATCAGTTCCGTCATTAAAATTTATATATTTACAATCTTTATATTCTTTATGAGAATTCTGCATCTGCTTTTACTCCTGTAAATTGTATAAATGCTGAACTCCCACTTGTTCCAGCAGTTCCACTATAAATTATTTGAGTATTTGGAAAATCTCCAGTTCCAGCTATACTGTGACTTCCACCAGTTGAACTATTTCCAGTAACGGCTGGTGATGCCCTCATAGTTGGTTCTAAAGGAATTATCTGTCCACATGGATCTCCGTTTGCACCTTGATGTCTTATAGTTCCTATTTGTCTAAAATACCTTTGACATCTATGTAAATTTTCAGCATAGGTTTCATATTTATAAGGTGTTGCTGATTGACCAACTTCTAATTGACAACCAGTAATATCAAATATTCTACCATTTGTATCACCCCAATTTTGTGGATAATCTACCAAATAATCTAGACCAGTTAAAGGATACCAAGTTGATGTATTTGCATTACTTCCAGTGAAATCTGTTCCATAATGAGGTACTATATAAACAAGCATCCCACGAGTAGTATCATTATTTATTGTTAAACTTGAATCTCCTTGAATACTTACTGAAATTTTTGTCCATGTATTTGCTGATAAAGTAAAAGTATTTGTTCTTATTTTATTTGGTGACATATTTGATGTAAAAAGAAATGCTTGATAAGTTCCAGCTAAACTTGACCTTGCCCAAAAACTTAAAGTTAAATAACTACTTGATGATTTATAATCCCAACCACTAGTAGCAATATGTTGTGACTCTATTTGATGTACAAATTGAGTATACGATGCAGTACTTGATGATGCTGAAGTAATTTCTGCTCTATAAAAATTTCTTAATCCTTGACCATAAGGTGCATCACTTGTTGCTGTTGGTTCTTGTGTTTGTGTTACAGATACTTGAGAAAAATTTACTGACCATCTATCAACTGTTTGTATTCCTTGTGCTGTTGAACTTGTTGCTCTTTGTGCAATAGCAAAATTTCCATTCATTAATATATTTGAAGTAAATGTGCTTATGGAAGGAACAAAATCGCCACTTACAGTTAAATTACCAGCTATGGTTGGATTGTTTTCTATCTTTGCTCCTGTAACTGCATCATCAGCTAACTTGGCAGTAGATATATTACCATCTGTGATTTTGGCTGTTGTAACTGCTGTGTCGGCTAATTTAGCAGTAGTTATACCACCATCTGCAACATCTGCTGTTGCTATTGTGCTATCTGTGTTTAATAAATCGCCTAGATTTCTTGTATTACCCATTCTTTAGTTCCTTAACTTCTGCTTCTAATGTTTCTATTCTAGTCATTGCTTCCTGTAATGCTTTTGTAAGAATTGGTATTAATTTAGCTTCTTTTATATGTTTAGTAATATCACCAGTTTCTTTACTTATTGATTGAAGAACACCATCTTTATCTTTTTCTTGTACTATTTCTGTATCTTTATAATCTTTAACTAATTTAGGAAATACAGTTTCAAATTCTTGTGCAATAAAGCCAATCATTTTTTGGTCTTTTTTATCTGGGTGATAATCTTCATTCCAATAAAAATTTCTTACTTTTAACTTTTTTATATCTTCCCATTTATCTGTAGCATCTGTAATAGTATTTTTATTTTTAATATCAGATGTCAAAGTTCCAGCATCAGAAGTTGCTACATCACCATCTGAAAATACAGTAAACCTTGATGTAACATTGTCTTGCCCTCTAAAGAAATATGTTGAGTTGTTATCCATAGCTGTATTTGGAGTTCTTACAGCCAAACCAAAGGGATTAGTTGTGCTGTCGTTATCAATTATCATGGCAGTGCCACTAGGTGACATTGCACCAGTTCCAATACTACCAGTGCTTGTAGCAATATTTAAAGCATTTCTAAATGAAACATTTGCATCTGCATTACCACTTGCACTTGAAACACGAAGGTGCATATTACCATTATATGTGTCAAACTGTATTGATTGTGCGTGTCTACCACTTGTAGCAAAAACTCTATTGCTACCATCATTGTAAGAATTAACCATTATTTCAGAAGTATTTACATTTCCATTGTTATCTGAATAAATACCGAAATGTTTGCCAACACAAAGTGTTGCTTCGTTATAACTAGTTCCAATATTTAATGGTGTGCTATCACCTATATGAAATACTGTGGTTTCAGAACCTTTATAAATTTCAACTGCTTTACCATCATGTCCTGTTGCTGTTGAAATACCAGTTGCAGTATTTTGTGGACTTACATGAAACATCAATCTTTCAAAGTGAGCATAGTGAGTATTTTTAACAGCTATTTTTGCTCTTACTCCAGTACCAGTGCTAGTATCATTACTTGTAAATAATATCTGTCCAGTATAAGCATCACCATTGTAACCATTTTCAAACTGAATATTATTGACAAGATTAAGAACAGCCCCTTGGTCTGCAAAATTACCAGATACACTTGCAGTTGTTCTAGTAACTCTCATTTCAGCATCTGTTGTGCCTTCAACATCTAGCTTTGCATCTGGTGATGATGTACCTATTCCTACTCGTTCCGAGCTATCAATAGTCATAGCTAAAGCATCTGCATTATCATCTATTCCAGTGCTTCTAAAATTAGTTAATGTACCAACTGCTGTAATATTTGTTTGTGATGCTGTTTGAATTGTACCTTCTAAATTTGCAACCAATGTTCCAGTTGTCATATTTAAATTACCAGTGCTACTGGCATTTGATGTCGTTGTTCCTAATGCCCATTTATCTTCGGACTCATCCCATATAAGTAATGCATCGTTGCCAGTAGAACCTCTTTCAATAATTATCCCAGCATCATTAGAGTTTGATGTTGCTCCATGATTTAATCCTAATAAATTATCTTTGATTACTGTGTTTGTTGTATCGACTAATGTGGTTGTTCCAGATGCAGTTAAATTACCATTGACAGTTGCATTACCACTAAAAACAACATTGCCAGTAAAAGTGCCTCCGGTGCTTGCTGGTACGGTGTCTGCAAGCTGAACTACCTTATATGCTAAAATAACTAATTCAGCGTTTGTCGTTGCCCCAGTGCCTAATATCACGCTAGTTCCATTAGTTGCAGTAAATTCGCTTTCGTCTAGCCTCACACCGTTGTAAAACACGTCGATATCTTGCGCTGTATATGCAAGGGTATTTGAATTAGCATCACTGCCGGTAAATGTTTGCTGACCATTTGTAGCTACAAATTTAAATCTTTGTACTCTTTTATAGCCGGTATAAACATCAACTGATCGACCTAAATATCTAATAACAATTGTATCACCATTTGGAACATTCTCTGTAAATGTTATTGAGTTGCCACTTGCTGTATAGGCTTCTGTAGGTTCTTGCACCACATTTCCAACAGTAACAATTATGCTATCGCTGTCTGGAACATATTGATTAAGTGTAAATGTTGCTGTTGAGCCATTTGCAGTTGTTATTGTTTGGCTATCTAATGCACCAAAATTTGGACTAGAACCTATGTACATTATTTATTCACCTCGTTCTGGACTTTCAGAAACATCTTTTAATTCTTTAACAACACCCAAACTAAATGCTTGTTCTAGTTGTTTGTCTGGATTTTCTGCAATGGTTATCCCATTTGCATTGCAATGTTTCATATTTAATTCAAGTATATCTGCTTTTGCCCTTCTTGCTCTTTCAGTAACAGCAGTATCTATCCAATTTTGCACTTCTACTGCTATAAAAGACATTGCTTTATCTTCAATATCTGTAATTTCAACTGTGTATTTTGGCATTATATATACTCCTTATTAACCTAATAAATATCCACAAAATGTAGAGTGTGAACCACTATGTATTCTTAAATTTGAACTTGCAGTAGTATAAACCATTAATCTAACTGTATCGTCTGAACTGACATAAACTTGGCAACTGCCAGTTATTTTTTTAAAATGTCTACCACTACCACCAACTCCAGCATTTGCAGTTCCACTAGCATTATATGCTTCTTCATACATTTTTGGTGTTCCAGATATTCTTGAACCAGTGCTGTCATTTAACATTAATTCAAAAGAACACCAATTCACACCAGAACTAGGAACTAAAATGCCAGTTAGAACTGACCAATGAAAAGCATAAACACCACTTACTGGAATAGATATTTTATAAGTTGAATTATTAAACATACTAAATGGGTCAAGTTCTTCAGTATCAAATGTAACTGGAACTGCAACTGTGTGAGAGTTAGAAGCATTAACAAATTGTTCTCCAGCACCATCTCCTCTTCTTACAGCAAAGTATGGGTGTCTTGGTTTAGTAAGATAACCAGCCGAACTTAAATTTAATGTACTTTGATTAGATGAATTTTTTACTTCTATTTCACCACCATTATTAACCATAAATGGGTCGTAGGCATTACCACTATTAAGATTTGAATTTGTTGTTGTAACTCTTATCGCTTTACCAGCACCTTGATTTTGACCAGCCATTTTAATATGTAAACCTTGTGTGTCTGCTGGATTACCACCACCACCAGTTTGTTCTATAACCATTGTTGGTAAATTAGTTGCTGAACTTTGTTTTACATGGACAACACCATTTGCTGTATTGTGAGCACCAGTATTAGTAAAAGTTGCAAGTGTTGTATCAGTGCTACTTGTATTAATAACTACATCATTAGCTAATTCAGTTGTGCCAACTGCATCTGCACCTATCTTGGCTTGTGTAATAGCATCATCGGCAATTTTAGCAGTTGTTATATTTGCATCAGTTGTTTTTGCAGTAGTAACTGCATCATCTGCTACTTTAGCCGTTGTTACTGCTCCATCTGCAAGTTTGGCTGTTGTAATTAATCCATCAGCAATATCGGCTGTAGCTACTGCTCCATCTACTATTTGATTTGTGTTAATTTTTGATAATGCCATTATATACTCTGATTTTCTTTAAATGTTTTATAATTATCTTTTACAGTATCTGTCCAAACTGCATTTGCTATGGCTTGTACATCTGCATCCTCACCACTAATATCTGTGGCAGTATGTGTCCATTTTCCAGTTTCTTTATTTTTAATTGAATTGTAAGGTTGCAACACATGACGATTATAAGTTCTTGTTAAAACTTTTTTTGAACCATCAGCTTGTTCTTCTATAATTTTAGTAGCTTTACGAACTTGTATCGCCCAAGTTTGCACTATTTCTATTTTATCATTTTCATATTCTTTTGTTATATCACCTTGTGCCATGTTTGCTCCTTATGTAGTTCTATAGGTCAATGAAAAATAAATACTTTCATTTCCACCAAAATTTTGTGATGCAGAGCCTTGTGGTTGGTCTGAACTTGTTATGAAATTAAATATATCGGCTGTACTATCTCCCTCTTGCATCCACATTCCATACCGATGAGGTGGAGTAGCACAGGCTTGAATATTTATTGTTGCTAAAACACCACCACTTAAATCATCAAGATTTGCACAAGCAAAAGGAAAGCCACCCATTCTCATAACACCAGTTGGACTTGAAACAGAATTAACTTGTACAATACCACTTACATGAACTATCTGACCTATTTTGACATATTGACAACCATCATTACTTACATTAACGCTACCACTTGTTTGAGGTGTTAATGTTGCATTCCAATTCCCTTCTTCATAGTCATCAAGAACCTCACTTGTGGAAGTTGTGCCATCACTTGTTGCACTAAAATCTATTCCCTTACCAGCAGTTCCTATAATTAGATTGCCAGTATTTAAAGTTAAATTACCAGTATCTCTATCTAAACCCATTCTTTCAGTAACTGTAGTTTGAGAACCACTAAACCACTTTAATACATTATTAAAGCCATCAAGCATCATTCTAAAACCATAGATTGCACTACTACCAAATACTGCTGTTGAGCTAGCACCACTTTGTTTTTCTACAATATCTAAAGCACCAGAATAAGTAGGATTATTGTCAGCTAAAGTTGAAATTTGTATTCTTGGAAATTCTCCACCTTGCGTATTAGCAGTTGTTCCAGATATTTCAAATTTTGTTGCGTCTATTTTCACTTTGTCAGAACCTGCAACTCGTATATCTATTTGGTCATCTGTATCGGCAGTAATAGATGTATCGGCATCTGCATCTAATATTACTTCACCACCATTCATATCTAAAGTGCCAGTAACCTCTACACCAGTGCTTTTTGTTGCAAATTTTTCAGAACCATAATGGTATAAATTTACTTCGCCATCACCCCCATCACATTTAATGTAGGTAGCTAAACCACCAGAACCATCATCAGTAAAAAAACCTATATCCCCATTTTCTTTAGTATTATTGAAATAAAAAAAGTTTGATTCAGCATAAAATACTGTTCCTACATGATTAGCTCTCATAAAAGCATCACCATCAGTACCTAATTCTAATTTAGCACTGTCATTAAATCTTAATTTACCTTCTGAACTGTCCCAACTTACATCATAAGCTGAACTATTAGTGCTATCAAAAGTTACGTCTCCAGTAAATGTATTTGTGCCAGTAAATGTATTATTTTCTCCAAGCCTAGATGCTCCTGTGTCCGTACCAGCTTGTTGTGCTACTGTTCTGTATATGACATAGAAAGTTCCACTAGGTGGTGCTTCTGAAAACGTCATTGTTACCCCATCAGAGCTTATTGTATAGCTTTCTGTGGGTTGCTGTTGAACATTGGATACAAAAACCTCTAAATCTTCTGGTGATGAAACTCTTGTCTGCAATGTAAAAGCAGTTGTACTACCATTGCCAGTAAATGTTTGGCTTGTTGATTTAGTAAATGTGTTAGGTGGGGATAAACCAATATATGTCAAGGCGTAATCTCCAATATAGAAAGACTTACATCAACAGCACCACTTGCTGAAACTTTTACAATATCTGTTGTTTGTAAAACTTGTTTTCCAGAACCAAAAGGCTGTATTGTGCCACCTACTGGTATTGGTGCATTTGTTATTATTTCAACATCTGCATTTGTTTCTGTGTCGGAAGTATCAGATGAAACTGTTACCGTAGCGTTTATTCCAGATGTTGTTGTGTTTCCTACATAACCACCTATTATTAAGGCTGTTGTATTTGATGGAACTGTATAGACAGTTGCAAGGGATGTAACTCCAGCTTTTGTCTTGAGTTTAAAAGTATTAGCCATGTTAACTCCTTATTAGCCAAGAGCGATTGCAAGCGCTAGTGCGTTTGCTTCATTATCTGCCCCATTTAAAATTTCTACAACATTGTTGCTTGTATCTTTTATAAACAATTTTGCATCTGCTGTATTTATTGCAATTTCACCAGCCGATAAATCACTTGCGCTAGGTTCTTGCCCAGCACTTGTGTTACGCTTGTGTTGTACTGTGTTAGCCATTAAAATGTACCCCCATCAATAACAAATTTATCTAATGTGCTTGAACCACTTGCAAAACCACTTAATGTTACGCCACTTGCCATAATTGCTATTGAACTATCAGCTAATTGTAATCTTTCTGCTGAACAATTATCATCAATGCCCAAAGATGTAAATGCACCACCTACAGTTAATGTACCGGAAACATCGCAATTTCCATTAATATCGATTGCAGTAGCAGTTAAATCAATTTCATCTGTTGCGCCCAATCCAAGAACTGTTGCACTAATGCCTTGTATAAATTGGCTTGCATCATTAAACATAATTTTATTTGTACTGTTTAATGTTAAACCAGCCCCATCAGTATGTGTTAATGTTGTATCTTGGTCATCGCCAAAATTTAAAACAGCCCCATCTGCTAAAAACAAATCGCTAAATTCTAAACTTGCAGTACCTAAACTTGCGCCATCGCTGGCATCTGGAACAAAAGCAGTTGTTGCAGTAATTGTTGTACCTTGTAATGTACTTGAACCAGTTATTGTGCCGGTAACAGCTAAATTACCACCAACAGTTGCATTATCTGCAATGGTTGTTTCAGAAGTAGTATGCCCAATAGTTATTGGAACAGCACTTGTTGAAGTTCCAATCTTTACACCATTAGTTGTGTTGGTGTTATCTATTGTGCAAGTTGTTGTAGCATTAATATCAACAGCAGTTCCATCAACGGTAAGCGTACCATCAATATCTACGTTATCTAAATTAGATGTGCCATTTACATCAATATCACCTTCCAAATCAATGTTGCCAGTTAAAACTGCATTGCTTGCTTTAATTGGCGCTATTGCAGAACCAATTTTAAACTCAAACCTATCATCAGTTTCGTTAAATTGAAAAATTGCGTTATCGCTATCTCCCCTTTCAACTTCTAACCCAGCGTTTTGAGATGGCGAACCGGTTGCATCGCTGTTTAACACCAGTATATTATCGCCTATAGAAACAGTATTTGAGTCAACTGTAGTAGTTGTTCCACTTACCGTTAAGTTTCCGGTGATTGTTAAATTACCACCAAAAGTATCATTTGTATCAGACCTTAAAAAAGCACCAGCACCACCTATAACCTCAACACTAGAGCCGTCAGCTTTACCAATGTAAAGTTTATCGGAAGCTTGTGAATAAGCTAACTCACCATATGCCAAACTTGTAGGGGTATTTGTGCTATTAGACCTTTTAATTTGTAATGTATTAGCCATTTTTACCTCACTATGGTTGCTTTACTACTTTTAATTTCGTAGTTTAGTTTTTGGACAGTTTGCAGTTCACTTAACTGCTCTTCCGTTAACACTGCGCCCACTCTTGGTGTTAACGTATTCACTAAATATACCACTTCATATTCATAAACTTCATTCTTATTATTATTATGTTCTTTTGCATTAAATTGATAATTTTTTATAATTTGATTGCAAATAACTTTTCTATCCATAGAAGCGTTTATTTTTAAATTCTTTTCATTTTTTTCAGCAACGCTCAAAAACTGCCCCCACTTATCGTTAAACCGGTTGGCACAACTGTACTGCCCCATTGATCGGTACTGCTGTTATAAACCAATAATGAACCATTGACACTAACAGTTGAACCAATAACTGATTTACCTAAAATTGAACTTCCACCAGCAACTCCTTGCTCACCCACATTTGTAACATCCACTTGTGTGTCAGATATTGTTGCTGTATTCCCTTCTGAAATTATAACTGTATTAGCTGTCATATTTAACTCGCACTACTTGTTACTTGTGGCGTTACTTCGAATTTTCCCATAATTACCCTATCTACAAAAGTTGGCGAAACATTTGTATTAAATATTTCTAAATCATAATAATAAATTTGTGGATTAAAATTATCTGTTGTGCTTGCCGGTATATTAATTGTTATTTTACCATTACTTGCATCAGATATGGTTATAAAGCCATTTGAAGCCCCAAGAGCCAATAAAAGATCGGCATCAGTAGTTTGACCAAACCTTATATCCATTCTAGCCCCATAACCATTTAAATCAATAGCAGAGCCACTAGAATTTTTATATGTTACAACCACTGAAAAGGTTGCCCCTTGATCGCAAGTTAAATCTGCTTCACCGGCTGACATTAAGACCTCCTTACCATGCCAACATTTGAACCCCTTACAGTGCCATATGGTCTAACAATATTTAAAACACTTCTTGGTAAAATTGGTGGCTGGTCAAATTTATCAATATCTACAGTAAGCGATCCTAACCTTACTTGTCCAAAACCTTGCGTATCTGGTTCTGCTGTTCTATCGTTTTCTGCCAAATATCTTGCAAATTCAGAAGTTGCATTTTTAAGCCAAGTTGGAATACTTTTATTATCAAAAACATAACCATCTTGGTCATAAACACCACTTCTTGGAAAACGTAAAAATTGCCTTGTTACATTGCCGGCATTAGAACTGCTTATACTTTCTGCCATATTAAAAGTTGGTTCACCGTACCAATCAATTTGCTCATCTAATGTTCTAGTAGCCATTATAATTGAACGGTTTTTATCATTCGAAGAAATACTTAACCATGAAGTACCATGTGGGTGTTCATCGTTATAACTATTCGCTTCTGCAAGTGTGCAATAAGCGTTTGCATTTGTTATAGCTGAACCAGTTTCAACTATTAATGTTGGCATAATAAACTCCTAAAAACTTTATTTTTTTGTTTTAGGTGCTTTGCCACCTTCCCAAGCCTCATTTACATCTTTAGTGCTTTTATCATCAGCTTTTAAAGTGCCATCTGAGTTTCTTGCTCGTTTAGGTTCTTTTTGGTCTGTCCAACCCTTTTTTTTCCATTCATCTAATTCATCAATATTTATGATGGCTTCAGCGCCACCTTTGCTTATAGCAATAGTTTCCATAACAATTCCTTTTTAAAAAAGGGGGGCGTTAACCCCCCTAATAATTAAAATTAACCAGCTATCCTTACAGCATATTCCGGTCTAATTAGCTTAACGCCCCAAAGAGCATCAAGTTCATAAACAACTTGCTTATACTGTCTGTAAACTTCCAATCTCATTGAAAGTCCAGTTACTGGGTCTGTCATAGAAACAATATTGTTGCCATATGCATCACCGGCTGTCTCTGATGTTAATGGGCGCATAGCTAATGCAAAAGCATCTCTATGGAAAGCCAAGTTAACAGTGTGAGAAGCCTTTTTAGTTACACTAGCGTTATCTGCAACTATTTCTTTAATTGCTGGGCTAACTGTAACTGTTTGAGCGCCACTACTTGCTGTAGGAGCAACGGTAATTGCATAAGTTTGTGTATGACCAGCGAATGTAACAACATCGCCAACTACAAAACCACTTGTGCCACTCATGCCATCGATAGCAACGCTTGTATCACCAACAGCTAACGCTCCGTTAACTAATGGTGTACCACTGCCACCGGCTGTATGTGTAACAACTTGGTCATCAGTAAAAATGTCAAAACCAAACTTTCTGCCAATTTCACCTTCACGCTTAACGCCAATGTCTCCACTTTCGTTTACACGCTGAAATTCTGCTAATGCCAGTGCGTTTGCTTCTGCATCAAAGTCAAGAACCATACGTCTGTTATCTCTTGGACATAACTGCTGGTTTAAAACTTTTCTTGCATTAGTTGCATCTGTAACATTACTTCCAAAAGGTGTTGTGCCAGCAGTACCTACAAAACCGTAGACGCCTTTGAACTCTTGCAATACAGTTAAGTTAATTTGGTTTGATAATGCTCTAACAGCTTCAGACATCTGCATTGGAATGAAGTGTTCGTTTTTATCAATATCAACTAACTGCTTATCTGTTAAATGAAAATTAACCTTTTTCCAATTATTTAATGATATTTGGACTTTGGTTGGTGCGCTATCTGCTGGTGCTTCTAATACGTTTGACGGTACAGTATCACTTACAGTAAGCGAACTTGGAATTGGCACATCGATTGTATCGCCTTTTTGGGCGCTTTCATTGCTGTAATCCAAATTTACTAGTCTAGGCATTACTGCTTGTTCTCGTAGCGCCAATAAACCACGAGCTAGTATCTTTGGAAGTATATTAGTAATGGTATTAGCCATGACTAAAGTCTCCTTATAGTTATAGATTAAGATTTAGTAATTTAGCAGATTTACACCGTAAGTCTGTCGCATACTCCGTATGCTATTCGGTCACAACGACCTTTCCACTAGCGATTGCTTCTAGGTTGGTATTTAATGCGCCTTGATCTAATCTAGAAACTTTTCTAGCACCAAGACTACCACCCCCAGTAGCACCACCACCAGAACTGGATTTATAAAGGTGAGGAGCTTCTTCTGATAAGTCCTCTAACCACTCTTGCATCGTAAGTTTGGCTGAACCATTCTTACTATACAAAGGCGTATCGTTTTGCATAGCTACAATCGTATTATCTTGCACTTGCCAAATTTGTGAACCTCTGCTTAAAACATCTTGCAACGCTGTTGGCGCTACACCAGCTTTTATAGCTTCATCTTTTAAACGGTTATTAATAGTCATTGCATTTTGTTGCGAAATTAAATCATTTACTTTTCGCTCATTTAATTCTGCAATTTCTTTGTATTTGTTTGCTTCTGCTTCTAAAGTATTACGCAACTTTTCTGTTCTGCTCAAAACAACTTCTTCTACTTTACCGGCATCAATTAACTTTTGGTCATCAATTAATTGTTTTTCTTCTTTAAGCTGTTTGTACTCTTCAACATTTACACCGTTTAAAGTGTTTTGAACTTTTTCCAATTCTTTTGTGAGTTTTATATTGTTGTTTCTAAATTCATCAACTGTTGTTTTTGGCACTAGCCCATCTGCTTGTAGGTGAAAACCACCATCTTTTTCAATATAATATTCTTGTAAATTTTCTGGGATATCTTCTTTTTTAGTATAAATGCTTTTTAATGCCACTATAACCTCACTTTTGCAAAAATATATAATACCAATGGCACTAGCTGACAAGAAAAAAATAACAAAAAATAGAAAAAACTTGACAAATAGTGCAAATGGCACTATAATTGCGAGGTTAGCTCACAAATTTTTTTTTAAACATAGTTAATTGATAAAGTTTTACTAATGTGGGCTAACACCTAATTTAGATGAAAGGAAATTATATGTGGTTATTTACACCCAACGCTTTTTTCAGTGTTGTAGAAGATTATAATAATAATAAAAATTTAATGGTAAGGGCTAGATTTAAAGGGGATATTGAAAAAGTATTTAAAACAGTAAAAAATACAACCCATACTCCTCAAAATGATTATCCTTACCGTGCAAGCATACCAAAGGAAACTGTCGCTCAAGTTGTGGCAAGTAATATTTTGCGTATTAATTATTCAAATTTCAAAGATGAAGCCCAAAATGTTTTGGGTTTGCATGAAAACAAACGTCTAGACGCTTTGCATGAAGTTTGGAGCGTTATGGTTAATGCCGGTGATGCGAGTGCTTTTAATTTTAAAGATTTTAAAATAAACAAAAAATTTAAACGTAAAACATTTGACTTTACCGATATGGGTGGGTACTTTAAATTTAGAAAACGATAATAGTTTTTAATTACATTTAATTTCCTCCCAAGAATTAAATATTATTAGCCCCTAATTTATTAGGGGCTTTTTTCATAGTGATTAAATAATTTTTCAGCGATGCGCCTTCCATAATCTTCATCATAACCATACAATGTCCAAAACTTATTCTCATTGCCAACTTTGTCATGCAATTCTTGATGGTGGTAAAAACATAATGGCACAACATTTTTGTCACTTGCCTTTAATCCCATACCCCTACTACCATCGTATGGTTTGAGTAAATGATGAGCATTTGTTTCGCCTTTACAGCTTTTTGCCAATATAATGCAACGCATTCTGCATATAAACTCTAAATATTTTTTGTTTTTGTAATTTTTTTTCATAATAAATTCAAAAGATTACAATTTTCTTTAAAAAAAGTAAAAAAAAGACTTTACAAATAGTGCCATTGGCGCTATATTATATGTATAACTTAAATACAAAAACAAAACGGAGTAACAAATGAACATAGATTATACAAAAATGGTTAAATACCCAACAGAGTTTAAAAGCGTATTACCATCACATGAGCAAGCTAACGTAGCTTGGGGCGATTATGTAAACAACAAACAATCAGAACTTAAAGCAAATTTTCAGTTTGAAAGAGATTATGAAAGAAATGAAACATTAGGTACTAACGGTTATTATGCAACTGAAAGACCAATTTGGAATGTTAAATATTTTGATGGTTATACATATGAAACTATTGGTTGTGTAACAGCTTTTGATGGTGATGAAGTAAGATGCACATTTAAATATTTAGATGTTGAATATACAGCAAGTGGATCGCACCCATTTGAAGCATTTGAAAACGCAGTATCAAAATCATTAAGTTAACTTAAACACAAAAGGGGGCGCAAGCCCCCAAAGGAGAATAAAATGGAAAACCTTTATGATAATTTTTTAATTAAATATTGTGAAGAACAAATAGAAAAACATACAGAAATATTAAATGATCAAAAATGGAAATTAAAACATTTAAAATTTCAAGCAATAATGGGTAAAAGAGAAGACCCTGTTTACAGAGAATTTTTTACAGATTTATATAATTACAGTGGTTTGGCTGACGTTGTGCCATTTGATGAATGGTTAATTAAACCAAAATGGTATCAAGAATATCATAATACAGAATGTGAAGAATTAGCCATGAATAATATAATTGAGTTTTATGAATTTGAAATAAACAGAGAGGGGGGTAATCAATATGGCTGGTAAAAAGATACATAAAGGCAAACACCATGACAATGATTGTGAGCATTATGAAGATGAGTATTTATTATCTTGCACCACTAAAACTAAAAGTGGACTTAACATTAAATGGGATTGTTATATGTTTGATAATGCTTGTGATGGTGAACCGGCAGAACATTCATTATGCTTAAGAATGGGCGATAGTGGTGGTGATTACATCAGCATTGATTTAAAGGATATGATTAAAATGTATTTGCGTGACAGAACCAATCGCTGGGAATAGTTTACTCCAAACTTAAAGGGGCGTTTAGCCCCTTCTTTTTTTCAAACCGTAATCTGCTACAATATCATCCAACAATGTGTTTTGTAATGTTTTAAAAAAACTTTTTGAAATATTTTTTTTGCACTCTGCATTCCACCGATTTGTTTCTAAATCTTCACCAAACTCCGGTAATGTTCTTCGTATCTCATTTTCACCAATATCCCAAATGTCATCTGATGTGCCTTCCAATTTACCTTGCAAAAATCTAACTGCTCTTACTCCATAATTTGTAGGCATATACCACTTATCGAGACCAATGGCTATTCCTTCGGCTTTTGAGCCGTCTCCAAAGGCATAATTATCAATTACCACCAAATTACATACATAATTAATTCTACCCTCGTAAACGTACAGTAACGGCTTTCTAGATGCCACATATTGCATTAATGTTTCTTGTGCTGGTGTCATTACAGTTTAAGTGTACCCTCATTAAATTTAAGTGTGTAATCGTCAAATGTCATAATAACATCTTCAAATTTACGCCCATCAACCCAAGTATTATACCCTCTTGATTTTAAATAATCAATAATTTCGTTTACTTCTCGCTTTGAATCAAATCTCATAAATTGCAAGCCGTCAAATAATGATAACCCATTTTTAAAATTTGTTTCATTACCACCCCTTTTTGCCCATAATTTAAGCGTTTTAACAGAGTATGCTCTTGTCCCAAATGACTCTAAGGCTTTAACAGTGTTGCCAAATCTATCATAACTATACGAATGAGTGTCTAATCTTTTTAAATGATCTGCTTTCCACATTAAATTATGTTTTTCATTTGGTGATTTTGATCTTATACCAATTCTTGTGAAAAAATAATCAGCACCACCAGTTACCAAATCCTCATCCGGTGACATACCATGTAAATCTATACCTTTTCGTAATTTATCAACAGTTGGTGTCATTGTGCCACCATTTTCAAATATTTGCTTTATAACATCAGTTTTTTCCGATGTTGTTAATCTATGTCCAATATAATAATTTTCTTTAAATTGACTAAACTCTTCCGTATCTAAATCAACTCTGTGTGTGATTATTCTGCCTTGCGTATTGGCTTCCCAATTACCAAATGGATTATAACTTGGACTTTGTGTAATATCTTTTTTCGTTAATTGTTTAATTTCATCAATGTATGCTTGCTTTTGCTTTTCTATTGGCAACTTTGATATATCTTCTATAGTTTTATTATATGCATCAAACTCAGTTTGTTTTTTGATAACTCTATATAAATCACTGCTTTCAAATAAGTCATCTTTTAAAAACATAAATTCTTCAAGACTTTTATGCACCTCAATTTGATGTAATTTTCTTAAATATACAACCTCTCTATCTAAATCAGTTGCCCTGTCAGCGTTAATCCCTAATTTACGCATCGTATCTAAAATTTTATTATGTCCGTCAACTGTGTCGGCTACTTCAAATGTTAATTTGTTTTGTAATGCAAAATTATGAATATCTCCTACTTTAGGTAAAGGATTACCATATCCGTCAGTTACTCTTCTTGGAAAATATGTAACTTTGACACCATCAATGGTAGCCGTATAATTTTCCACAGTAATGTAATCATCACCGGTTATTTTGCCTTGTTTATCTGTAACACCGGTAATTTGACCATTATTAAACTCTCTCTTTTTCCATTGAAATCTATTATTCTTTGTCCATTTTATCGCTGAATCTTCACCCAATATCGTAAAATCTATTCTACCTCTGTTTATAAAAAAACCATCATTATTGAGTAAATTTTTAAAGTTTGCTGGTGGCGTATAAAAAGCTGGTGTTGCAGTTGTTACTTTATCACTGAGTTTATACTGTTTTAAAAATTCAATGATGTTTTCATTTGCACTTCTGGTATTCATTAGATTTGCAAGATCACTTGGAGATAATTTTTCTTTAAGTTCAAGGTTTATTGATTTGTTTATATTTGTATAATTTTCAATAAGTTCATCAGCAGTTGAAAATGTATATGAAGCTAATTTATCACCTTTTTTTGCTCGTGCTTGAACGCTTTTAAGTAAATTTATTAATGAGCTATCGGAAGTACTTAAATCAAAACCTTGTTTTTGTGTTCCAGTATTGGATACAATTCGACTTAAATCATCGCCAGCTTTACCCCTCAATTTTGTAAATGATCTAATGACTCCTTTGTTTGTGCCTTCTTGAAAATCATTATGAAAATGTACTAATTGATCTTCTAATTGGTCTTTATCTATAGTTATACTGTATCCATTTGCACCAGACCTTTTAATTGCTTCTTTTTCTGTTTGTACAATTTCTTTTGCAAGTGTCGTTGGCGTTTTTCTATTTAATTGATCTAATTGTGGTTTAAATCTTTTTGCTAGGTCTTTTTTTCTGCCAATAAGTGCTTCGGAAATATCATCAACCATATTTGCCGGCAATATTTCTTTAACAACATTTTTAATTTCATCATCAGATATTTTTAAAATTTTAGCAACGCCAACAGCAATTACATCATTGTTTAAGTTTTTAAAAACTTCCGATGCACTTGCATTAACAAAATTTTGTCTCATACTCCTTATTTCTAAAACACTATTTTTGGAAAAATCTTTTATGCCACCTTGCGCTCTAAAAATCATTGAAGCACCAGTATCCAATCTTAATGCACCACTGCCATCTTTTAATTTTTTAAGATTATATGTGCTTGCACCACCTTCACCAATGACATCCCAGTTTGCAAGCCACGCATCAACTGCAAAATTTTCTTCAACACCATTTAATCCAATCATGTCATTAATTTCAATATCTTCAACATCTTCAATTTTACTTGCAATTCCAACTCTGTTTATTTGCGTATTACCAATTTTACCATCAATGTTTATTACTTTTAATTTGGGTACTCGAACTCCAGCCATTTCGTAAAGCCTTGCTGAAAGCATCTCAATATATGTTTGTTGTTCATTTTGTGCTGATTTAATATAATATTTGATACCGGTTGTTTTGTCTTTAAATAAACCACCTATATTACTGCCGGTTTGTCCATCAATTTGTTCCATATTTGAAAATAATATTTGTTGGTCATTTGCTTCATCTACGGCAATTATTCCGGCATCAGTTTTTTTACCAAGTTTAAGTTTTTTAACCTCGACCAAATTTAAAAAGTTTTGATATTCTTCCGGATCACCTATTGACAAATCATTTAAAAATTTTTGTTGTTTATTTGTTAAGGCTTTTTCTTCAGCAAGTTTTGAGGATATAATACTTTTTTGTTGACCAATTTTTCCGGCTTTTTTAATTTTTTCAGCTTCATCTTCAATAAAAGAAACAATGTCATATTTTTCTGCACTTAAAACCGGTGAGCCATCTTTCAACATTTTGTCGTAAACTTTTTTCTCAGTAAGCAAACCACTTGCTTTATCGGCACTGATAATTTTATCAAGTTTTAATTGGGCTTTATCATTTGCCATGTTGAATTTTAAATTTACTTTACGTTGAGCATTTTTGGCATAATTAATATATAATTCTTGAGTTTTTAATTCAGATAATGGTGTGTCTTTTGCTTTTAATAATTTACCTTCATCACCTAAATTTTTTAATACTTTTACGTTAAGGCTTGGCGCAATCTTTTCACCCTTTAAAAAATTACTTATTGCTTCACTTGGGCTAAAAAAATAACCGTCTGGATAAATTTCGTCTGCCAACATTTTTAATTTTGCTGGGCTGTAACTTAATATTTCTTCATTAAAATCTAACACATCTTTATATGCTTGTTTTTGTAATATTTTTATTTGATTTATTCTGGCAAGTGATTTTTGCATTGCCGAGATACTTGTTATGTCAGATGTTTCAACAATAAATTTAACTTGTTTAACAACATTCTCACCAAATACTTTATTTTTAAACATATATTCAGTGAAACCAATTTGACCCTCTAAATCTTTTTTAAGCAAAACTAATTCTTTTGAGTTTACTTTTAAATCATTTATTTCTTCTTTGAGTTCTTGTGATAAACCAGCCAAAGTTTTTTCTTCACTTGGGCTTAACTTTTTACCGTCTTTTATTTTCTTTTTAATTGTTGAAATTTTAGATGTTAAAATAATATTATCAACATCTGCTTGAATTGCAGTTACTTTTTCTTGATTGCTTAAATTATTCCATTTTGATTGTTTACTTAACTTTTTAAATGCTTTCTGGTGGTTTTTAAAACCTGTAGCGCCCCCTATTGCCTTGTTAAGTAGTTCTAATGCCTCATCTTCCTTTTTAACCAATGTCGCTTGTTGTATGGCTTTATTCTTTGCTTCTTGCCTTGCTAAATCTTTGGCAATTTTGCTGGCTTGCGCGATACTTGTTTTACCTTCATCAATTAACGCAATAAGTTCCTCTAAACTTAATGGATTATTACGTTGGTCAACTAAATCAACAAATCCTATTTTGCCATCATTCCATAATTGCCAGCGACCATCACCAAGAACTTCTTTTTGTATGCTTACACTTTTTGTTTTTAACCAAGTCTCGTATGTAAGTTCACCGGCAACTTGTCCGGTCATGCTTGCTTGCATCCCACGCTTTATTGTTTTTGCTTCGCCCAATGGTATGCCACTTGCCACCAAAGCATTTTCAAACCCTTTTCTAAATTTTTTATTATTAAAAGTTAAATCTTTACCGGCAAGTTCACTAAAAGATTTTAACATTGGAACAATAACTGAACGACAATTATAATGTGCTGGTGGTGTTCTGTAACCCTTTTTATGCCCAATAGGATTTTTACTACTGTCCCATGTTAAACCACTATATGATTTGCATATATCACTGGTTCTTGTATCAAGTGTCGATAGCCATTGATACCCTTTAATAATATCAATATTTCTGTCGATAGTTGTTTGCCTTGCTTTATTACTTACTGCATGAACACTTGTGCGCACTAATGCTTCTGCTTGGTAGCGCTTTACATTCATTATTCCATCTTTAAAATTATTGGCTTTTGTACCTCTTACTCTGCGTACTAAATCGCCAATACTTTCATTTGCTAATATGCCTTCACGCATTGCATCAGTAAATCTTTCAACCAAATCACCGGCTTGCCTTTGCCAGTGTGTTTTTACTGGAGCAGACATAACTAATGTGTCATCAACTAACGCTTGTAATGTTGTGGGGGGTGGTAAAAATTGAACTAATGCAACACCAACTTTAGGATTATTGGCTACGGCTTTACCAATACCGTTTGCTAAAACTTTAGGTTCAAGTTTAGCAACATCTTTTAAACTATCTTTAAATTTAGAATTAATGTCTCCATACTGCGCTTTTATTGTGGCTCTTACATTTGCAAGTAATTTGGTAAATCTTTTTTGTCTTGCTTTGCCACCAACGGCAGTAACATCAATTTTTTTTATTTTTTCTTCTAATTCAATCTCAAGTTTATCTAATAATTGAAATACTTTTTGATATTCGCTTGATTTTAATCTCTCAAGATTTACAGCATGAGTAATGATATTATCGGCAACTTTATCATTTGCGCCAGTTATATCACCAACTGGGTTAGGTCTGCCAACTGCCATTACTCTTCACTTTCGTCTAACTCTAACTCATTACCAACTGTTGTTGTTGGCGTTTGTTCCAGTAAACCTTTTACCTCATCAATACTGTAATCTGGTCGTAGTATTTCGCCACGCTGTAAATTATAAATTAAATCATCTAATGGTATTGCTCCACTTTGCCAAGCACTTACCAACTCTCTTAATTCAGTTGGGTCTAATCGCTTATCCAAAAAGTCTGTATTTAATGTAACTTCCACAATATCTGGGTTTAACCCTTCCCAATCTACATACCATTCCAAACATTGCTCTAAACCCATACTACAGTTATTTGCTAAATTAGCCAAAACACTACTTTCGCCACTGCTTCTTACACGCAATGTTTCAGCACTTTCAACAGAACGCCTACTATCTTCTAAAAGCCTTGCGCCCAGTTGTGCCATCATTTGTTGTTTTCTTGTTAACGCATTTTCTAAAAACGTAAGACCAGCACCTTGATATTCTAACATACCAACATTACTGCTCTCCGGTAAAAACCACATACTACCACTACCAATAGGAAAATCGCCCATTTGGTCTGCTTTTAAGCCAGTTATATAAGGGGTCGGCTGGCTTGTTAAAAAGTTACCTTGTTCCAAGTCTGCACTTGTTCTGTAATGGCTTATATTTACGTTTGCCAAATCTATTAATGGTGGTTTTTGTACTTTTGGATTTAACTCAACAGAACCAAAAAATTGCAATGGTATATAATCAAAATTTTCACCTCTTTTTTGTGGTGTTATTTCATCAACCAATGCAAATACTTCAGCATCTTCGCTTTCCTCATATATTTGAACCGTGTAAATACCATCAATTAAATTTAATACTCTATAACGTAACTTGCGCTCTGTACCAAACCCATCAGCCATAGGTGTTTCAGAAACCTCTTTTAATATGCACTGCACCAGCTTTTCTTCACCATTAATTGTTTCTGTGCGCCAGTTTGTTATTTCTTCTGCCCTGTAACCTCTAAAGTATGGTGAACCATCTGCTTCTGCCGGTCTGTCAACCAATACTGCAAAACGACCCATTGCAAGTGTTTCTTCAACTGTATGCTGTGCAAAATTATCAAATGGTACACCAGTGCCGGTAACATTAAATAAATTTTCCCTCAACCTATCTGGCACTTGTACTATTGGTCTTTTTCTAAAAACAGCACCTACCAACCCAGATAATGTTCTGCCTGTTGCGCCATAAAACAATGCCCTTGTTAAATAATTAACATATTGGTCTGGTAACATATTATCCGGTTTTGGTAAGTGTACTTGCCCACTGTCCTTGACGGCATCTTCACCGGCAACACAATCTCTTATCCTTTTCCATTGTATGCTGTAATCTTCATATTCAGTATGTAAATCAGTAATTGGCATATTTTACCCCCTTAATAATAACCCTTTACTCTGCCGACACCCACAACGTCTGGATTAAGTGGAAATTCACTATGTACCATATAACCCAAAGCATCAGCCATATGGTCTAAACCTAAATTTTTATCCGGCATATTAGTCCCCTCTTTAAATGTAAGTCCTTCCAAACTTTTAATTAATTGTGTACATCGTGGGTTTATAAATAGTCTTGTTGTACCTTCTGCGTTTTCTAGCATTGCATTTACTTCATTTATTCTATCAATAACTGGTGGCGCACTACTGGGCGCAACAACTTGAAATCCATAGTTTTCTAATATTGTAAAATCTGTTTGCCCAACTGGCGCACTTGTACGCCTACTCTTACCACTTGGGTCTGGATAAATTGTTATGGTACGATTTTTATATTTTTGGTCAATTTGTCTTGCCATTATTTCAGTATTTGCATTTGGTATAACTTCCTCATCAAATATATGTAGTTGCTCGCCAACCCTTTGTGCATAACAACAGCACATTGGATTAACATTAAAGTCCATACCAACTAAAATTTCACCACCATTGTCTTGTATATAATCGTCTGTATGTATTTCCCTCGTAAAATTTTGATAAACTCTACCGGCTAAAGTTTCAAAACTAGCTTCGAACTCTTGCCGAAATAATCTATCATCCATTATTTTTTTTTGTCGGTTTATTTCTTCTTGGCTTACAATACCACTTTCAAGAGTTGTACTTCTGAAACATTGCCATTGTTCATCTTCGTGCGCATTAACCCATAAGTCATAAAACCAATTATAACCTTTTGGCGTACCACAAAGTAATGCTTTACCATTTTTATCAGCAAGTGCTGGGGCTAAAACAGCTTCCCATGTTTGTTGACTTATATCTTGAACCTCATCCATAACCAAAAAATCAAGCCCAACACCACGCAAACTGTCCGGATTATCTGCGCCACGCAATGCGATTAAACTGCCATTTTTAAGCGTAATACTCATGTCAGTTTCATTTGGCAAACTACCACTACGCCCACTGTTTAAAATTAAATCTTTAATTTCACCCCACATAATTTGTTTTGCCATTCTATATGTTGGCGCAACATACCAGCACTTACTATATTTATTATTATTGGCATATTGAAAAATTAAAAATTTACTTAAATAACTTTTACCACTTCTACGCCCAGCTACATTTATTCGAAATCTTTTGTTCGATAGAGCTACATTACGTTGTGGTGTGGTTAATTTTATTTCAATAGGTCTTGGTGCGCCTTCCAATGGTTTGCCATTGTTTTGCGCTTCATATTCCTCATATGCAGAATACATTAATCACTTGAAACAACTATTGGTGGTAAATCTTCGCTTGCAACAGCTATTCTTTCTGTCCATTTACCCCTACATTTTAAATAAAACATAGTCATGGCTGGTTGATTACCACTCACAGCCATTTCAAACGCTTTTTGCGAAACTCTACCTAACGCTTTTGCTTCACCCTCTTTAAGTTCTTTTTGAAAGTATTTAAATAATGTACCCCTTGAAACATCAATTATTGCACAAATTTGATCGGCAGTTAAACCATAACCGGACATACTGGTTACTTGTGATTTTTGCTCTTTTGTTGGTTTAAAAGAGGGTCTGCCTTTTGTAATTTTTTTTGTTTTTTTTGCTGTCATTTCTTTTATAGCGTATAAAAAATAGTTAAAAACCTAGCCATTGGCAATATATATGAGTTAATTTATATACTTTTACAAGTAATTTTTATTTAAAACTGTCCTTTATACTTTTAATTACATTCTTTAACGTAAACGGTTTTTCATTTGGTCTATATTTACATTGAATTTCTCTTGGACATTCGCCAGCACCGATAGGCACATATTCATTCCATTGCGTATAATTTGCGCCAACGTAAACACATACCCTTGTTTTATCTTCCAATAACTGTTTTGCAAGACGGCAAGTTGTATGTTCAATATCTCTTGCAAAAACAACAATGCCTAAAATAGTAAAAACACATATGAATAAAAGCAAATAATATATTAAATTATAAAACATTATCATTACTCCATTACCCAAATAAAAAACAAATTAAACAAAACCCAGCTATTGCAAGTATTATTATTGTGTAACAGAAAACGATATGATCCAGACCATCCACCCCACAGCCCCTAAACCAATTAAAAGTGCCAAACCCATTATTGTATAATCTCTAATCATTTTTTTTTGTTCTTCACGAGCATATATTGCTTCTTGTCTAGCTTTTCGTATGCGCCCTTCTTCTTTTAATAAGTTATCCCATGCTTGTAATCCGTAATGCCCAACTAACCAGTTTTTGAGTTCTTCTCTTTGTTTTTGAACTTTTATTTTTGCGCTGTAACTGTTCATGGCTACTTCTTCAACAGAGCCATTAAATAATTTATCAAACGTAGAAGGATTGTTTGAACTTTTATTTATATTATCAATATCTGAAACTGCGCCCATCCACTTACCCAGCGTATCGGACATTTCTTCTATATCCTTGCCGGTTTGTATAAGTTTTTTTATTTGCCCATAGGTCTGTGTAGCCACAGTAACGGCAGTTCCTAAAGTAATAGGATCAATCATATTTCACCAAATAAATTTAGTTGAGATTTATTTTTTAATTAATTTTTTTTGCTTTTTTGCCGGTGTAGTTTTCCCACCGTTGGATAATTACATCCACATATCTTGGGTCAAGTTCAATGCCATAACATTTTCTGTTTACTTTTTCACAGGCAATTAATGTACTGCCAGACCCCAAAAACAAATCCAACACCAACTGTTCTTGCAAACTTGAATTTGTAATAGCTTTTTCAACCAGTTCAACCGGTTTTTGTGTTGGGTGTTCGTATGAACTTCTTGCTTCTCTTTTTAATGACCATAAATCTGTATTTGTTCTATCGCCATAGAAGTTATGTTTTCTAGCTTTTTCAAAGCCATATAATATAAATTCGAATTGATAGCGATAGTCATTCCAACCCATGCCAGCGCTTTCTTTATTCCAAACAATACAGTTTGAAACATTTATATTATTTTTTTCAGCAATAAAATAAAATCTTGGATATGAATCTTTCCAATTACAACAAATATATATTGAACTGCCTTTATAAATGTTTGATTTTACAGTTTTAAAAATGTTTTCAGCAAAAATTTGAAATTTGCTATCGGACATATTGTCATTCTTAATGCCCTCTCTTAACATTTCGTTTTTACCTCTTGATTTATAATCTGCATTATATGGTGGATCGGTAAATACCATATCTGCTTTTTTATCATTTAAAAGTGTTTGTAAATTTTTTTCATCTAATGAATCACCACAAACAATTTTATGATTACCAAGTTCAAAAACGTCACCAACTTTTATATCAGTTTCAGTAACCTCTGGAACTTCATCTTCGTCTGTTAGACCTTCATTTACATTTTTTAACAGTTTATCTAATTCTGTTGTATCAAATCCAGTAAACTTTAAATCAAATTCCTCATCTTCTAAAAATTTTAATTCTTCAGCTAATAATGGCAAATCCCACTGGCTTTCTTGAGCAGTTCTGTTATCTGCAATTCTGTATGCCCTTTTTTCTTCATCAGTTAAACCAACTGCAACATGAACCGGAACTTGTTTTTGTTTTAAATATTCACCGGCAAGTAATCTTGTATGACCAGCTAAAATAATATCATCTTCATCAACAACAATCGGTTGACGCCAACCATATTTTTCGATTGACATCGCTGTTTTCGCAACACTTTCCATGCCAATTTGTCTGGGATTACTTTCATATGCCTTTGGCTTTGTTATATCCCACATTTCAACTTTGAAATCTGTTTTACTCATTTACAACATTATTTTTTTAAAATTTGATTTAGGTATAAAAACACAAGGCTCTTTATCTTCTTCCCAATCCCTATCGCTCCTACCACCCATCCTAACTTTTGCTCCACTCAAGTGATTTAGTTTTGTTATATTACACCAATAATCACCATCGTCAACTGCAACTGCCAATATGAAAGGGAAATCAAATAAATGAGTTTTACAATGTGAGATACATTTTTCCCACTTTTTATATGCAATCATATAAGTACTGAACTTATCCCAATTTTGACCATATCTGCATTTTAATTCTAAAAAAGCAACAATTTCATTATTTTTACTTAAAGCAAAATCCGGACTATACGATTTACCTAATTTGGTTAATTTACAGTTCCAGATTTTGCCTATTCTTTGAGAAAAGTTTTTTTCATTACGCAAAGAAATAAATGTTTCTTTTGGTATAAAGCCCATTACTTTCTTTTCTTTTTACCTTTTCTGCCTTTTTTTCTTCCCATTACCATTACCTAAACACCTCCTTTGATGTAATTCTGTTAAATCTTCTTTATCCCATTCATCGTAGTAACCCTTCTTTTCAAGAAAGTAACTAGCTTCATTCAGTTGGGATAAACGCTGAATGAAAACCATTGTAAAATCATAATCCAATAATGGTTCATAATTTGTATCATCAAAACCTTTTATTGGGCTTGCATCTTTATCGGCATTTGGGTGAAATGGTATTAACCATATATCATTCACAATATTTCCACTTGGGCTGTTTAACATTTCACAAAATGTGAACAAATCATCTGCTTTATATTTTTCGTGTTCTTTATCGCATAAAATAAAAATTTCTTTTTCGTTTTGTGCTAAAAAAGTATTTGTTAATTCAACAATTTGCCTAAATATTTTTCCATCGCATTCAAATACTTCAACCTTTTTATCACGCCATGCTTTCATAGCGTATGGACAAACTGTCATTCCATTAATGCTTTTGTATGGTTTATTTACGACCTTTTTTACCCAATGAAGTAAATCTTCTTGGTATGTAATAGGGTTCTTGTATTTCGAATTGTTTGGGTTTTTTGCCATCTGCAGTTTGGGTTCTACGTCTTGAATTACTGATAACAGTATTAAGTATTAAAAGTTTTCCTTTCATTAATACCCTCACTTTAACAAAGTTATATCTCAGCAGTGACTTTCGCACAAGAAAAAAAAGACCCCCCAATTAAAAAAAAGGGGGGTAAGTTGAGAAAACATAAATTGCTTAAAAATAAGTATATACAGTTTTTTTTAAAATATTGCAAATTTTAAACTAAAATACTTAAATTTTTGGCGTTTTAAACACCGAGAAATGGGTGAAAACACTAACGCTGGTATGTTTGTACCTCTGAAATATGTTCTTTTGGCTTGGTGGGCTTGACGTACAAAATACGCCTTGCTTGGCTTTCTGTAATACCAAAATGGTCAGCTACATCATCTAATGTATATTTTTTTGATGTTTTGCGTTTAAGGTGTACACCAGTTTCAGCAACATATTTTACTTTGCCTTTATTTTCTTCCCAATGTGTTTTTACCTTATCAATAAATTCAGTTGAAAATTTTGTCATTATTCAATCTCCCATCTATAAAAAATGTGGTCATTTATTCTGACCGTTTGTGTAAAACTTTTACGCCAGCTAGGCTGTACATAATAAGCGTGGTAATGTGTTGCGCCTTGTGTGGTATCATACAAATATCCATTAAGCGTTGCTTCGGCAATATCTAATGCAAAACCCCATGCTAATTTATCATTTATTGTCTCCGGCAAACCATCGCACCAAAAACTGAACTGGCATTTATCTTTAATTGGTTTTGTATTATCCCAAGTATAATAGTAACCCTGTGTTACAACCTCGCAAACATCATTTGGATATCTCCAATCTGCAACACGATTAATGACCACTTGAGCTACTGCGACTTGCCCAACCATAGGCTCACCTCTTGCTTCGAAATAGATTGCAGTAGCTAGGCAGATTAATGAGTTAAACATTTCTCTTTCCCCCTCAAAATATAATCATGTTCAATTACGCCAATATTTTTATCACCAACTTTCATTGGTTCTATCCATATACGCTTTTTACCATTTTTATAATTTTGTACTCGCCAATGTCCTCTGCGCCAATGTTCAGCTTTTGGAGAACCACTGCCGGTAATTATGCCTTTGTAAACTTTTCTTACCTTTGGCTTTGGTAAATCTATTGTAACCAGCCTGTAAGAATATTTTGGTAAAGACCTACCGTTTCTTGTATGTAATATTTTTGGGTTTGGCTTTGCATCATTATAAACAATATGGTCATAATTTAATGTTGCTAAAATTGCAGTTATTAATCTTAAATCACCACCAATAGCTTTCATATCAGATGCAACCCACCTAGACATTTCTTCTTTATTAAAACCTTTTGTTAAAGTTTTATCCGGAAACATCATATTAGTTGCAATAGTTTGTGCAGTTTCCAATCTGCCATCTAACCAATTTATCAATCGTGATGTTTTTTCACTTTCACAATAATGTTCACCAATTAAATGTTTACAATGAAATTCGTGTGATTCTCTTATCTGTTTTTTTGTAGCACCAAAAGTATTTTGTTTAAAATCTATGGTGTTTTGAAAATCATTATTAGATAGTTTTTCATCATTGGATAAATAAAAACCGGTTAATGGTATATGAATTTTATTACTAATAACTTTGTTTAAATAATTATTACCATATTTAACTTCATAATTAGAATCGGACTTTAACCTATCAACCATGTTATATGATGTATAAAAAAACATACCATTAAGACGTTGTATATGATAGCCAACTTGAAAAAATGATTGCGTTGCATCAGCACCTAAATTTTCAAGACGTCTTTTTTCATTCCATTCAACAAACATATTATCGAAAGGTGGTATCGCCCTTTTAATTAATTCAATTATTTTGTTTTGATCTTGTGATGCTAATTCACCAACAGTTTGCATTAACTTTTCATCAATAAAAAACTTTTGGCTGTCGGCAAGCATTTTTAATGCTTGCCTTGAACTTTGTATCGCCAATTTATTTGTGTCCTTTGTTAGGTTTTTTTTGTTTACAAATCCTAGTATAGACTTTTCCGGATTTGCTAAACCACCTATGGCTTGATTGATAAGTAATGGAGCGCTCATTATGCGCCCCCTACTTTATGGAAGTAACCCAATACACTGCGCCATAAGGTCTCACCCTCATACTCAGAAATGCTTGCATTCCAAGTATCATGCACAACACCATCAACTAGGCTACTTAAATGCCTTCGGCACGAAACTATTATTCTACCCTGTTTGGGTAAATCATAAAACTTCTTATGACCATCACTTGGGTCAAAGTTTTGTAATGCTCGCCATTGCCAATTATTTTTAAATAACCAGCCTTTATAAATTTCTTTGTGAACGCCATTACGAGGAGTTTTACTTTTATCGTACCAATTACCCCTAAAATTTTTACGATAACTTTTTGCTATCTTATCATTATGAACGGAGCAATACCATTTAATCTCTTCTGCAAGAGAGTTATAAACCCATTCATAATCGTACTCGCCAGCTATGGCTATGGAGCGTGTTACACAATCACCGGCATTTTTGCCCTTAAAATATTTCGAGCGCCCACCGTCATTGTAAACAAAATCCAACCCTACATTTGGGCTATTTACTAAAGGATTTTCCATGTCCTTTCCTTTCATTAAGGTTTAAGTTAAAAACAGTTTACCACAATTTGCAACGCATTGCAAGTTTTATTTTTTTTATTCAAAACCCAAAATCATAGGAACTGTTATGCAACTGCTATTTTTTGTCCATAAATCTTGATCCCATGTTTGGCAATTTAATAAAAAATTTATTGCAACAAACCAAAATAATATAGCTACACCAAAAGTAACTAAAGTTAAACTTGAGTATCTTACAATTTTATTTAACATATTTTTCTCCCTATATTACTGGATTAGAAATATTTAATCTTGCATTTTCTTTTTCATGTTTTAACAAACCTTTATCAAATAATGCTATCGCATCTTGATTGTTTTTAAAACCATATTCTGATGCAAAATTAATTGATGAACTGTATTTAATACCTTTTGGGCTTAATCCTCTTTTTCTTAAAAGATATGCAACACCATCCGGTGTTTTTGTCCAAGCAACTAATTTTTCATTACTAAAAAATGAAATGCCACCATTTTCTGCAACCATGTAATCAATGGGAGTTTTTTTGCCACTTTGCTCAAACATTATAAATATTGAGTTTTCAGTTTTTTTAACCAATTCTCTTTCAACAAAATTTGGCAATTTTAAAATGTCTGCCATTTTATCTAATGTTTCTTGTCCACTTGAACTCATTCTATCGTATTCCCAATACATATCATTTACAGATTCTTTTAATTGTTCATAGTTAAGTTCATTTAAAAATTTAAATATTTTACTTTTCATTTTTTTCTCCAAGTTATGAATTTAAGTTTGTGAACATATAAATCTAAATAAAATATATTGCAAGTCTTTTTGCAAATTAGTGAACACCCTTGAAAATAGTACTTGACAATTAGTGCCAATGGTGCTATATTAAAATTATAAATTAAAACAAACTAACGAAAGGTAAAACATATGTTAGGAAGATACAATGCAATAGAAGAAATACAGCAAGAATTTGCTGTTAAATTTTCAGCTTTAATTAGAGAAGAATTTAAGAAGTTGGAAAAATCACCATCACTTATGAAAGGCGAATTAAAATTTGATTTAGGTGATGATGGACTAGACCAAATGTTAGATGGAACTTTAAACCTAATGTTTGAAAACGCAATGACCAAAAAATCTATGGATAAATGGGTTAAGGCACAAAATCAATAATAACTTAAAATAAGCCCCAGCGAAAGCTGGGGCAGAAAGGAAAATTATGAAACAAGATATAAATTTAATTGAATTAGCTAAAAAGCTAGAAGAAAACAAAGCCAAGAAAAAAGATATTGTATTATCTACAAATAAATTGACTTTGGAAAAATCAACAACACGAAATGATTTGGCATTTGGTATTAACTCAAATGAGATGCCAAATTCTCAACTTGATATTAGTGATGTTGCGCATACGCAAATTGCAACACATTTAGATATCCCCAAAAGATATTATGATAAAATGCGTTTTGAGGACAACCAATCATTATTAAAAGAAAATATTAATCATTGGTTTGAGAAAAACCCAAAACCAAGAATGTTGCGTTTGTTTGACGATGGTCAAGATAAACAAAATAATTTAGAAAAATATACTTGTAGGGCTTTCTTAAGTGATAAATACAAGCGTATCGATAACGAACTTATCGCAGAGGGCGCATTACCAACTCTTTTGGAGATGCCAAACATTCAGATTAAAAGCTGTAGTTTAACCGACAAAAATATGTACATAAAAGCTGTTTTACCACAAATATCAGCCATTGTTAAAAAGGGTGATGTTGTACAATCCGGTTTGCTTATTAGAAATTCTGAAGTTGGATTTGGTGCAGTTGAAGTAAGTATGTTGGTTTATAGACTTGTTTGCGATAATGGTTTGGTTGTTCAAGATGGCAAAACTCGCAAAACTCATGTTGGAACTAAATTGAGTGAAAGCTATGATTTGTTAAGCACCGAAACACTTGAAGCAGATGCACATACGCTTAAATTGGCAATTAGAGATATTGTTAAAAACACTGCAAACGAAACTTTGTTTTTAAATAATGTTGATAAAATGCGTAGCCTTGCAGACAGTTCAGAAATGAATGCTCCAAACGAAACTATTAAAGTTTTGGCTAAACAATATGGGCTTGCTGAAAATGAGCAAGAAGGCATTTTAACATCTTTGATTAAAGGTGGTGATGTAACTGCATGGGGTTTATTAAATGCAGTTACCGATTATAGTAAAAAAGCCGACACCTATGAAAGAGCTACTGAGCTTGAAAGAATTGGGGGTAAAATACTTGATTTACAACCCAATGAATGGAAAGTTTTACAAGACGTAGCTTAACAAATAAAAATAAAAAAAGGGGTGTAATGCCCCTTTTTGATTGCTTTTTAGTGCATTTGGCACTACATTGCATTTATGAAAAGAATAGGTGATGAAATGGATTTAAACCCAAAGGAATTTAAGAAAAGTATTGAAAATGTTTTTGGCTGGGGTTCGCAACGTAAGTTAAGTAAGTTGCTGGGAAGAAATGAATCTACAGTTAGGAGATGGATAGCCGGTAGCCGTGCTATACCACCGGAGATGCCTTTAATATTAGCGTTACTAAATGAAAGGAGACAGCTAGGTTTAAATGGCAGTATTGATATTAAAAGACATATAGAGTTGATTTTAGAAAAATAATATGATATAAATGTTTTTACTTCTTTTTCATGAGGAAAGGGGCTATGTCAGTAGCCCCTTTTTTATTTAATACCCATAAAAATAGCATAATCATCAAGCGCTTCTCTTAAACGCTCCATTACATATTTTTCATTTTTCGATATTTTAATACTTACATCTTTAACAGTATTTTCATAACAACATACATCTAAAGCAATTTTAGAACCTACTCTGCCAAGTTTTTGTATTACTTCTTTTAATTTTTTTCTAGCGTGTATTTGTGAACTTGTTAAATCGTCTTTTGTTGTGCCATAATTTTTATTTCTAGAATAATCAACAGCTTTTAATTTTTGTATGTTTGCAATTTGAAAAAATTTATGTATTTCATTGCCGGCTTGATATTGGCTATCATCAATACTTTTTCTTTTGTACAAATAATCAAGTGGTGTTTGGTTTGTAACCCTGTATAATCTTCGTTTGCTCCTTGCATTAGATATTTCATATTCATGGTGTTGGCTTTGCCATTTATTAGGTGTAATAATTGGTTCTTGGGTTGTTTTCTGTTTCTTCTTCTTTGACATTGGCTAACCCTTTATATCTGCCACTCCATCTGTCCCAAGTAAAATATGCAATATTTCCAGCCATTCCACATTCTTTCCATCTAACTTTAAGTACATGAAGTTCAACCGGCTGGCTAGGATTATTTCTATCTCTGCTTAAACACCAACCCAAATCAGCTTTGTTTGCCCAATGCGCAGATGATGCAATATCATATAATGCCGGTATTGGAACTTTACCATCAATGCTGTTCATTTTTCTAGGATGCGCCACAATCCAGACATGGCATTCATAAGTTTGTGCAAATCTTTTTATTTTACTTAAAACCATACTTATGAACTCAGTTTCCATCATATTTGTAGGTCTTGTGCTTTCAATTTCATTATATGGATCAATAACAAAACCTTTAATGCCAAACCTTCTAACCAACACTTTTGCCTTGTCGATTATCCAATCAATATTTGGTGGTCTCTCATCCGGATTATCTGCTCTAACAAAATGTATTTTATCGTTTAAATATTCTAAACCTTTATTTAATTCTATTTTGCTTATTTTGTTGCTGTAAGAACTTCCACCAAAAAAAGGTGCGCCAATATGTTTCTCAAGTAACTTTGCAATATGATACTTTGGTGGATTTTCAAAACTGCACATTCCAAATTTCCAACCATGTAACCTCGCCATGTTAAGAATAATTGCATCAACCATTTCAGATTTACCACTGTTTGGGATACCGGTTACAACACTGATATCACCTAACTTAACTTTCATATATTCATCTAAATTTTCAAAACCGGTGCTAAATGGTGGTTCAACTTCGCCATTATATAGTTTAAAAACCTCATCTGCATAATCGTTTACAGAGTGAACATCAAATATTGGAAATGGTTCTGCGTTTTCAACACAATTAAACAAAACTTCTTTGCCTAAATTAATTAAAACTTCGTTTGCATCTTTGTAAAAACTTCCATTTTCTTTTGCCGGAAATGTAACCCTAAAACATTTTTCACGCCCCAAACGTCTGCTTAATTCTTGCATTGTTGCTTTGCCCACTTCATCATAATCGCAAGCTAAAACAAACTTTTCACATTTACTTAACAGTTCATCGCTGTGTAAAAGAAAATTAAATTTATCTGCATCTTTTTCTAAATTACCAACACTCTTTAAACTTATGCCACCACTTGGTATTGACAGCACATTTCTAAAACCGGCTTCCCACATTGAGAGTGCATCAACCTCGCCCTCAACAATATACAAAACATCTTGTTTTTCGGTTTTTTCCAGCATATGCAACCCATAAAATATTTGCTCGCAGTTTGCTTCTTGATAAAATAATTTTTTATCAGTGTTTCTATATTTTACATTTATTAAATTATTGGTTGCATCTTTATACCTAAATGCAATGTTTACTGAATTATTTTTACCTACCTTGTAACCAACATTCCATTCCTGTAATGTTGTTTCACTGATTTTTCTATCACTGAAAAACTTTTTTAATAAAGCGTTGCCATCAATATTTTTAATATTATCTTTTGGTTTTTTATATACTTTTTTAACTTTATTAAATGTCCTGTAATCACGCCAATTCTCATCTGTATTATAACGACCAGTGAAACCACATTTATTTTGGCGATTACAATACCATATAATGCCATTATTCTCGACAGTTACTGATAATGTTTTGCCCTCAAAACCTTGCCCCCCTTGCCCTTTACATCGTGGACAAACAATCTTTTGATTACCAACATTATAATTGTTTAATTTAATACCAGTTTCATTTTCAAATTTAACGCTATCCATTATATTGCACTCCTTATACTTTGAGTCTTTGTAACCGGTGCTTTATTAGATTTTTTAATCCACTCCTTTAATTTAAAAAATGCTTCTTGCCCATATGGATAATCTTCTTTTAAATTACCATCCATTAATTTTGCAGTATAAAATTCATCACAAGTTTTAATTTCTGCAATAATACTTTGACTTGTATGGTTTTTATTTTCTTTTAAAAATTGTTTTAATGTAGCTTCATTTATTCTTACCGTATTACCATAGAATATATATTCTTCTTTCTGATTATGGTTATGATTATGAGTGGCATTCGAATCGTTATGCGTTACGGTTACGCTTTGCATATTCTTTTGTTTCTCTTTATCCCACCGTGCTTTGCTTGCAATTTTTGCAGAATTAACACGCTTTTCCTTATGAATTTGTATTCTTAATATTTCTTTTTCAAGCCTAGAATTCCACCATTTATTGTCTTTTAAGTGAAAGAACTCATGCAAAACATTGTGAATTATTTTGTATCTAGAAACTCTAGTTATACGCATTAATTTACTTTTATCATTTGTTAATGCGCCATTGCGCCAATAGTGCATTAATAACAATAAATAAATACCATGTTCTAAAGTTGATAAATGTTGGGTATCAGAAATATAATCGCCAACCCATAGTGGCATATATGCTTTATAATTATTTTCCATTTCATTCTCCATTGGGTTTTGGGGTTAGTAATCTATCTTTTTATGTTTGTAAACTCTCTTCTTTCTGAATTTTGTTTGCTTTTTCAAGTCCAAGCCCTATTGGAGATGCGTATGTGCCATCTTCATTTTTACATAAACTTTTAAGCAAATGATCGATTTCAATGTTATTTTGCAAAGCTAAACTTATTAAAACACCAATATCATAAAGTAATGTGTCCATATCACTGCCACCCTTACCTCTGCCGGTATAAAAAACTTCTTTAATTTTATTTTCAGAATCACGACTAATACTGCAATAAAGTTTGGTGTAATTATTTTTTACTGAAAATGTTTCTGTTTGCCTTCTGTTATTTAGTTTTTTCCTTTGCATTTAATACCTCTACTTTTACAAATGTTTTTGGTTGGTTTGAATATTTTTTACAAGTTTCTAACTCAACAACTTGAGCATCATCTTTAAAAATTATTCCATTACAAATATCTAATAATGCTTTTACATAATTATCTAAATCTGGTCTAGTTTTTGGAAAGTATTTTTCATTTTCAATATCGTCTTTTTTATACTTTTTTGGTGGTTTTATATAAAAATGTGCTGTTACTTTTAATGCGCCTTCAAATTGAGTAAAACCCACAGCCCTAACCAACCATAACTTTGACCTAAATTCATACTGTCTTGTTTTTGTATCTGTAAAAACATTTATTTTATTGTTTCTAACCGTACTTCTTGGTCTGCCTTTTGGCACTGGATTTTCCCAAATGCTGAAAACAACACTATTTTTATCTTTCTTAATATCTGTTATATTTTGCTTCATTTTGCATATTCTTTCATACCGTTGGCACTAAAATGACTTGCATTATTAACACAGCGATGTTACATAAGCAATAACTTAAACTTAATTAAAGAAAGAACATTATGAAAATAGTTGATAAATATCCGACTATACAAGCGAAAGTACACAAAGATGTAAAGCATGGCAGTTCGGAATGGAAAGATTTAAGAAAAAAATACACGAGTGGAACTGATAGCCCTGTGTTAATGGAAAAAAGCAGTTTTAAAAGTCCATTTACACTTTGGCATGAAAAGTCCGGTTTAATAGATGATAATTTTAAAGATAACAACCGTATGGTTTGGGGGCGTAGATTAGAAAGCGCAATAAGAGATGGTGTTGCTGAAGATATGGGATATAATTTACTCGAAGATGTTTGGGTAAGTAATGACACATATTATACTTTGGAAGAAAGTAAATTAGGCGCAACACCGGATGCAGTTTTGGCTTATCCATCAAAATTTGTAAATGACAAACTTGGCAAGGAACAAGAGGGTCATGGTGTTTTTGAAATAAAAAATGTTGATGGATTAATACATAAACAACAATGGACAGAAAACGAACCACCAGTTCAATATATAATACAACTTCAACATTATATGTATGTTTTGGGATATAGTTGGGGCGTTTTAACTGCGTTGGTCAATGGCAATACTACCTATACATACTGTTATGAATTACATCAGCCAACAGTAAATCTTATAAGGAATAACAGTTTTTTATTTTGGGATTATTTGAACAGTGGCAGACAATGTCCATATAACGCTGACAGTACCACCAGCACCACTAACACACTTAAATCATTATATCCTAACCAAAATGGTGAAACAGTTGACAGAACGCAAGACAACAAGTTTACAACATTAGTTTCTAATTTTGTTCATGCAAAACGAAACCACAAAGATGCAACTAAAAATTTAGCTGAATGCAAAAATTTATTGCAAGCAGAAATAGCCGATAATTCTTTTATAGAATGTAATGTATTTGATAACGGTTTAAACAAAAAACATTTAATAAAACAAAGTACCACAGAAGTATCTGAATATACAGTTAAAGCAAGAACGCAAACCAGTTTTACAGTTAAGGAGATAAAATAATGGCAAAACTTAATGCACCCAAAATAGTAAAAGAAATTTTACAAGAATTAAATATTTATGACCAAACTCATATTTGGCAACATAAACAATCTAACCAATATATTATAAAACATATGGCTTTAGAAAAAATTGCTACACATAAAAAAATTGTTTTTGATATGCCACAAATAATAGAGGCAGACAGTAAAAACCAAATAGCAGTTGTTTGTGTAAAGGGTAAAATGGGTAATGTTGAAGAATGGTCAATAGGTGAAGCCAGCCCAAAAAATAATTTTAACCCTTATTGTTTTGCTATGGCAGAAAAAAGAGCAAAAGATAGGGTAATACTTAAACTTATTGGGTTACATGGTGAAGTTTATTCCAGCGCTGAAATGATGGAAGAAGAACCAAAAGAGCAACCTAAAGATACTAACAAAAGTAGCAAATTAGATAACCTTGCAAAAGAAGATAATAAAGTAATTGAATTAATAAAAAGTAAATTACCAAAAGCTATACTTAAAATAGATGGCAAGTTAAGCAAAGATGATGCAAGCAAGTGGAGCGCATTAGTTAAACAACATATAGCTGATGCCAATAATTTTGTAACCCTTACCGAAATTACTAACGAAGTAAATGAAGTTTGGAATGATAATGATGATGTGCAAGTTATACAAAACTTGTGTCAAAAGATATTTAGCGATGGCATATTACCAAGAGCGCATGAATTGCAAGTAAGGCTTGAGTTAGATAAATACAAAAACTTACTAAAAAAATAAGGAGAAAAAATATGAGTATTTGTACAATAACATTGTTGGGCAATTTAACAAAAGATGCTGAATTGCGTGAAAACGATTATGGTAAATTTTTAAATTTTAGCATAGCTAACAATATGGGTTTTGGTGATAATAAAACCACCACCTTTTTTAACTGCAATTATTTTTCTAAAGGCGCAGAAAATTTTAAACAATATTTAACTAAAGGTACTTCATTAATGATTACCGGTGAATTTACTACCAATGAATATCGTGCAAAAGACAGTGGTGAATTAAGGATTGGTTTAAATATAAAAGTGCAAGGAATTGGCTTTGGCAGTAAAAAAGAAAATAATGATAATTTTGATGAAGTGCCGGCTAAAGACATAAGCGATGAACAACCAGCGCAAGAGGGGGATTTAGACGATGAAATACCATTCTAGTGAAGAAGATTTTATTGATGCGCACTATAATGATACATGGCTTACTGTTGAGCAAGTTGCTCAACAGTTAAGTTGTAGCCAACGTAAAGTTTATCACATGATAGAAAATAAAGATATTTTAAGCAAAAAATTTGGTGGTGCAAGACGCATAAGCAAAATAAGTTTAAATAAATATATTTATGAAAGCCCAAGTAATTAGAGGAAAAAATGAAACTAAACCCAATAATATTTATTGCATTGCTTTTAATAAGTTGTGCAAAACCTAATAATGAGATTGTGCAATGGTCACCTATTGTAGACCCACGCACAAGTAAAAACCCAGCAGAAATAGTTCGTGATACTGTTGAGTGTGAAAAGTTAATAGAAAGCGAAAAAGTTAAAATAAAAGATTACAACGATTTTTGGCACGATTACTATAACCTTATGCCTAAAAGCTATAACCCTCTTGTGGCGTGTTTAAGGGGGCGTGGACATAGCGTTATAAACTGGACTAGCTAATTTTTTTTTAAATGACTTACCTTAGAAGAACCCTGTTGCCTTCTCGACAGAGTAGCTAAACACGCACCTTAGAGAGAAAGGGACTACTTGAGAACTAATTAGGAGTCAAAAATATGTTTAACGTAAGAAAAAGTTGGTGTAAAAAACTTTATTTATATCATGCCAAAATTGTAAATGATTTTTTATATAGATGTTCTGCCGAATGGAAAGATTATAAAGCGCCATTAGGATATGAAAGCACATTTAGAAAACTGCAAAAATCAAATGCTGACAGAAAGCGTGGTATTTCTATAGATAAAAGAGTTTATACACCAAAAGTTGGTGTAGAAATAACTGATGTTTTAAATTTTTATAATTTTGATATTTATAAAAAACCTTTTGGTGGCATACAACCAATAGACAAACAATCGGAAGAAGAGTTTAGAAAAAACTTGGATTTAATGAACGATTACATTGTTTTAGCAAAAAAAGAATTTGAATACCCAAATGAGGTTACAAGTTGGAATAATTGGAAAAAAGGCTATACAAAATTTCAATATATGTTGTGGATAACAACAGAAAAAAACAAAGAAATTATTTGCGAATATAATAAAAAATGGGGGTTTTTAAAAAGTTTTGCTAAGCCTAAAACCGTTGATATGCCAACAAAATTAAAAAAATTGCAAAAAAAATTTAGAAAAGACTTGTAATGTAGTGCCATTGGCACTATATTTAATATTATAAATTAAACCCAACGGAGTAAAAAATGGAAAATTTTACACAAAATTTAAAAAAATATTTAAAACCAAACGCAGTTATTAAATTTGAAAAAATTGATGAATTGCAAAAAAAACAACAAGTTTTAGAAGACCACATTTTTAAAGTTTTAGATTTAAAAGATTTAATTAAAGACAAATCTTGGGCTCAAGAGTGTGATATTAAAATTGCAAAATTATCAAAAGAAATTGTTGATATTGAATTTATATTAGAACGTATCGATGAGGGTAAGTTGTTGGTAAGACAACGTATGACTTGGAAAGAAATGGGGGCGCAGTAATGGGAGCAGTTAAAACAGAACTTATGGGGCATTTAGATAATATCTATGCCCTTGATGGGCTTCAAAACACTTGTGAAACAAGTGAGTGTTTAGTTGAATTTAAACATAATATTTATAAGAAACTTAAAGCCAAAGGTATTGTAATAAATAGTTTTGATGAAAGAAATTATGAAAATGCAATAGAATTAACTTGGCAAGAACATTGGGGGGGTTAAAAAATGTTTAAAGCATTTAGAGTAAAATGGCATCCGGAAAAAAAGAAAGAGGGTTATCCAAGTGCATCTTTACATTGGTATTATTTAACACCGGAATATTGCTACGATGATTATGACAAAAGAAGCCCTTTAGACAGTATTTGTGTAAGGGTAAGTGATAATGCTTTTGAACTTGGCGCACTTGCTAGAGTGTTAAATGGTTATGCTGAAGATGCTGATATTTACAAATATCATAATTCTGTTGCTAGGCAAATTAAAGCCGGTGTACCAAATATTATGCTAAAACATAATGGCGTGGGCGCTCCACCATCTGTAATTTATAAATATACAAATCAAGTATTTGGAAGACCAGCATTAGAAAATGAATGTTTTGCCGGTGGATTACATTTTTGCGATGTTTCTAGTGCCTTAACCGGTTGGTAATTAAAATAAAAAAAGCGTGGCTCAAGAAAGGAAATAACAGAGCCACGCTACAACTTAAACCCAACGAAGTTGGAAAAGACTCCGTTAATTCGCAAAGTAAATTGTTTTTGTTTGTTATACAAGTTTTTTTATTTCTTTCTTTTGTTTATCATTTGTAAACCTTGTTTGCCAAACCTATAACCAAAGCTACTTCCAATAATAATATATAACATATTTGAAAACCAATGAGGGGTCGATTCTTCTAAAAATATAAAACCCTCTTTTACATACGGTTGTGAAAATGGCAAAAATGAAGCTATTAATATTGCCCCAAAAATTATTGACCAAAATTCATCTTTCCAGCTTTCACCCATTTGATTTGTAAGCGCTTGCTCATTAAGAAAACTAGAGGTAGCCTCGGTCTCGTAAACTTTCGCTTCGGCTTTGGCTTTTGCTACTTTAACTTCTGTTTCAGCTTTAGCTTTATCAACCCTACCTTGCAACCATGTGCCGGCAAGAGATGCTATTGGTGATATAAGAGAACCTAACATATAAACTCCTTTTGGTGGGGGGATCAATCTGCAAAAATTTTATTACATTGTAAATAACAATAATCAAAGATTAAGTGTTAAATAAAACAGACACCCCCCAAAATGGTGAGGGATATAAAATGACACCCATCAAACATACCCCTCATAGTTAACCCTTTATTTTTTTTGTTATCCATAAAAATAAAGCATATACTGCCAAACCATAAACGGTTGCTATGCCAATATCAACTAAATGTTCACGCATATGATATATAAACTGTATGCCGGCTTCAACATCACTTCCACCTTCACCAAAATTAATTGTTTTGGTTAGGTTTTCTACATCACTTATTGTTTGCTCTACCATTTAACTTTATGAGACCAATATCTTGCAGACATTTTGCTTGGGTTGGGGTCTTGAGCATTATGGCGAGCATAATAAGAACGCTTTCTTGCTTTATCCCTTTTGCTAGTTGGATTTTTACCAGCACCTTTTACGCCTTGTTGCCCAAAGCGTATTAATTTAACTTTATTACCCACTTTTGCCAAAACAGCGTGGCTTTTAGTTTTGTGGCGTGGCGTTCTTTTAGGTTTGTTATAACCTCTAAATGTTTCCCCATATGCTGTAATCATTTCTTTCTCTTCTTTCTAGCAAAAGTTTTTACATTTGTAGGTTTTCCACCAACGCCCTGTGCCTTTGCTCTTTTTCTTCTTACTGCACTTTTAATTTGTGATGGTGTCATTCTGTTTGCAGTAGCCAACGGTACACATTTAGGGTATTTTCTTTTACTGCCGGTTGCTCTGCCACATGGCTGAAACTTACCGTTTTTCTTAGGTGCGCCAATATCAACCCAGCCTTGTTTAAACCATGTTTTTAAACTCATTAGCCCATCCTATATTTGCCACCACGCTTCTTGTAAGTACGCACTAAATATGCGTTTGCATAAGCGCTTGGATAAACCTTAAATTTGCGTTTTGTTTCAGCCTTAACTCTTGCATATAATGCTTTGTTTGTTGGTATTGGTTTTTTCTTTGTAGCCATAAAACACCTATTTAAGTTTTTCTAAAATTCTATCTATCTTTTCTTCTAACCTATTAATTGCTTGTGTTACGTCATCTCTTTTTGCGTAATCTTCTCTTGTTTTATTCAAAAGTATATCGATTCTCTTTACCTCAGATTGTAACGCTCTAAATACAAAAATTGCTGGCGCTATAACTAAAGTTAGTAAAACATTCCAAAATAAAAAAGGGTCAACTGTCATTTTATGCCCCTTTTATCCTTTAATTCTTGTAAATCTTTTTCTTTAGTACCACCGTCATAAAGCCAAGCATAACCTCTGTGAACCATTTCTTCGTTTAAATTTGTTTCACCAATAATAAACCAACCCAACATTCTACCGTATTTACCATCTTTTTCAGTTCTTACTTTTAAATTTCTACCAACGCCCTCTTGTAATCGCCTTGCTAAAAATTCTTTTGCTTCCAACCCTAATTCTTTTTCTTTTAAATCTTTAGTTCTGCTTTCCGGTGTATCTATACCGGCAAGCCTTACCCTTTCTTTCTTAGTTAAAGAAAAACCTAAATCAATAACAATATCCACAGTATCACCATCAACAACTTTTTTTATTTCTTTTACAGCGTACTCATACATTATAAAATATTGTTTTTCCCACTACAGCAATCGTGTACAACACTTTTACATTTTTCACATTGCAGATGACCATGAACTGAAACAAAAATAGTTTTTGTTAAACAACGCTTGCAAAATTCTTTATAATTTTCTTCATTAATAATGCCGGCATAAAGCAATTTGCCAAACTGTTCATTTTCATCTTCGTAATTCATTTGCCCATTAACCATTCAAAAAATGGTTTTCTTTTACCTTTATCTCTAAATGATAAAATAAAATCAAATATATTTAATTTTTTTTTGGCTGTTGTTTCTTTTTTTGGTCTTCCTCTTTTTTGTTTTTGCATATTTCAACTCCATTTCTAGGTCTGTTAATCCAACTTACTTCTTTTTTATTCCAAAATGAATATGTTTTATAAATTTTTTGCATTCATTGCCCTTTCTTTTTAGGTAATGTTTTAGGAACACAATACGCTTTGACCCAGATTCTACTATCCCCAGCGAGTGATGGGTCGTAATTTTGCGCTCTAATTTTCTCTGCAATTCTAAGGCACGAGTCCAAATCACTGAAGTAGACAGATTCTTGCACCGTACCGGAAAGAAATACAACCAATAGCCATGTCATTAATTACCATTTTTCCTTTGCCATGCACTTGTTGCCATAAATGTTGCTAAAATGCCCATATTAGCCACGACAAAGGTGCTAATTAGTGAAGTGGTAAGTGTTACCCTTTCATTTGGTATTAAGGGCGTTAAAACCAATATAACGAGGAATATAACACTAATCATACTTACCCACGCCATTTTGCGTATTTGGTCATCTTTTGCATCGTTGTTTTCCAGCCTTGTAAGTTTTTCAGCCATTTGGAACTCTGCATCGCTTACAACCCCATCTCCATCAACATCTAAATCGTTATATTTTGATTTTGGTTCTAATTTTTTACTCATTGTTCAGCCCTTTTTAACCAACCTTTTAAAAACTTTTTAAGTTTTGGGTTTTTTTCTGCAATTTGTTCATAAAACCCAGCGTGTCTTTTTCTTAATTTAGTTAAATATTTTTCAGTATCTATGCCATTTATTGCGCCACGACTTTTTGTGCCAAGTATGCCATCTGCTTGTAAATAAATATTACCACAATCATGACAAGCCCTTTGTGCAAGTTTATGCGCTTGCCTTGCACCCATATTTACAGCCATATCAAAAAGTTTGCCGGCAACATCAATATTATCTATTTGATCGTAATTGCCTCTTTCCCAAAAATATTTATGGTATATTTCTTTTGCTTTTACTTCTTTTAGCGCTTTCATATCTTCTTTATCAATATCGCCATCGCCATCTAAATCTAATTCAATGCCTTCGGCTTTAACAAAACGCAGTGAAATGCCCCAATTTGTAGCGCCACCACTGTCATCTTTGTCGTTTACATAGCCCCCTTCGTGTTTTTTTGTTTTTTTCCAAGCTAACTCAAAACTTTCACTAAACATAAACCCTCCTATAAACCACTTTGGTATAATTTTTTTAGATATTCTTTTTTACCAGCTTTCCTTGCATATAATAAATATAAAGATTGCCAGTTTTCTAATATTTCGTCACCAACACCATCAGTTGGAACTAATTTTCTTATTGCTTTTATGGTATTGTTTTCAACCAAAGCGCATAAAAATTCATCACTATCATCAGTTAATTCTAAACCAAATTCACTTTTAGAAATGCTTGCGCTTGCCCTAATAATATAGTGTTTATAATCATTTGCTTTTGTTAAAAATTCTTTTCCATCCTCTTCATAATGTATTGATTGCGCTACTATAAGCGCATCATTATGACACCAGCTTGGGTTATTTTCCCAAAACCCATTTAATACAAATAAATATGATTTTTTGCTTTCTAAAGCTAATAATCTGTTAACTGTAACAGTATGTTCATTAACAAAATCCTTGTAGTCAATTCTATTTAAACAGCCATAAATTACTTCTTCTTTTAAATATTCATCAGTAAATTTATCGGAAATCAAAGTATATTCTGGGAAACCCCAACCAAAAACCGTTTTTAGATAATCAATCTGATTGTTATATTCATCATTTGCTACATAACTGTTTACAGTTGTTCCATTAGCTAAATGAGTAACGTAAGCCATTAGTTATACAATCCACTGTCTGCAATAATACAAGTATTTTGTGCATTATTAATGTTAGCATCATTCCAAGGGTGTTTTCCATCACCTTGTGCTGAACTATCTGGTGATAAACCATCTATGCCAAAAAAACTACTATTTAATGACCTAGAGTGATAACAAGCGTGTTCTCTAGTAACCCAGCCAGCCCTTAAATTTGTTGAACTGGTTCTTTGTAAAGCACAACGATAAAATGCCCAATATGTTGACCTCCAATTATAATCCCTTGAAACACCAATGCAATTACCTTTTACATCAACTCCATCGCATTCTGTTTCAACTTCTGTAACTGATTGTTCATGGTGTCGTTGTGATAGACTACTAAAAAAGAACATTGGTTCTGTAGGTTGTGTACTTGTTGTATGGTCAGAAGTTACATTTGGTAAAAAATTGCTTGAATGATTTGAACTACAGTTTCTTGCAGATAAACCACTAGCACTAGCATTACTTGCTGTAGTTGGGTGTGTAATGTTTACAGTTGAACTTATTTGCAATGGTCGCATACGGCTGTCAAAACTTACATCGCCATTACTATTTTTAACTTGAAAACCATAACTGTCACTTGCACTTATTGCTGTTGGGTCGGCAAAAACATATAAATTTGGTGATTGTGCATCAGTATAACTTCCAGTTGGATTATTACCACTTGAACCTAGTGTTGTCGTTACTTGGTTTTGCACTCTAAATATTCTGTATTGTCGAACAAGTAATGCTGAATTTGTTGGGTTAAAGCCCGGAACAAAGCGACCATAATCTGGTGTTGAAGTTGAACCTACGTCAAAAAGTCCATTGTTTGAAGTATCTAACATGGTATATGTATAACCATTTGCTGAAAGATTAGGTGATGAAGTAAAACCAAAATTACTTGTATTATATGAAAAAGTTTGATTGCTTATTACAGAAGTTCCATTCCATATAACACTATATATACCATCATTTCCACCAAAACTCATAGGAATGCTACCACTTCCAATAGATACCATACCATAATATGCTGTACTAGCATAACCACTAGTTGCAAAAATATTTGGCATAGGGTTACCACTAAATCTTATTGTATTATTTTCATTATTAAAAAAAGTACCACTAGATGGTTCTCTAGTATTTGTTGCAGTTGTTGCTGAACCTTGTGTGCTTCCAGTAGCACCAGCATTAGGGAAACCACCACTAGATAATATCTCAACTTGCCAAGTATTACCACTTACATTCTTTGCCCCTGTCATGCAATAAAATCTATCAGTAAATGGCATTGTAAAAAAAGGAACTGGTGTTGATGAACAAGTAAATTGATATGTAAATTTTGATAAACCACCAAATGTTGTATAAGGTACTGAAATAGATGTTGGTGTTGTAATTTTTTCTTTTAAATGTAAATTTTTCATTACATCTGAAATTAAAACTTCACCACTGTTATTTCTTGCTAAAAAACCGTAACTCATTTAGCCAACACCAAAATTAAACACGCTTGAGATTTTTGTGTAATTGTACCACTTACAGAATTTGATGTTGATGTATCTGTGCCGGTTACGGTTACTGTTGTGCCACTTATATTTATTGTAGGTATTAATGGCTGTTCATCATCTGGTAATGTTGTATCTGTAAATAAAATTGCCACTCTTAAAGTTACACCACTTGGCAAATAACTATAGTTTTTTGTTGTTGTAGAGGTATCGCCTTCTGCTTTTGTAAAATATTCAACTTGCGACCAAGTTTGTGAAGTAACAGAATAAATACTAGAACCACTTGTATTTTTAATATCTAATCCATAAGCCATTAGCTTAAATTACCAATTCTTACTCTTTCATTACCATTACTATCAAATACTTTTATTTTATCAGTTTGTATAACTAACCTTGCACCAGATGAAGCGCTTTGCAATGTGCCAATAGTTGCACTGATTGCATCTAACGTACCCACATCTATTTCATCAGCAGTTACACAATCTGCCGATAAATGTGCTGTTACTATTGCATCATTACCAATTAAAGTATTACTATTACCACTTGTTATTTGGTCTACAGTACCAAATGCGCCTAATTGCGCTACGCCACCGGAAACAATGCTTGTGCCACTTGAGTTTTGTACATCAACGCCACCGGCTTGTGGTGTTGCAGTAATACCATCAGCATTGTTTGGAAAAAATGCACTATTATTACCAGAAAAATCTGTTGACCTTATCCAAAATCTTTGCTGTGTGCCGGCTGTTAAATTATTTCTTGTTATTTTCATAACTTTACCGGCAGAACCAGCTACACTAAAATTAATTGTTGGTGAACCACTGTTTGGATTACCAGTGCCAGTTTGCATTACAAATTCAGCACCCCTAAAATCGCTTTCTGTGGGGTTTGTAAAGGTTAATTCAACTGCTTCACCTATTCCACTAGCCGTAAGTGCTGTATAGGCGCTAGGCGCTGTTACATCGCCAGCAAGCGTTACATTTGAACTGGTTGCATATGCACTTCTTCTACCTAACACGCTTACAGAACGCACCCTTGCCCTGTAAGTTCTGCCCACTATTAGCCCACTGTAATCAACCCTTGTAACATTACTGCCCACTACGGCTGTATATGCAGTTAAAAACGAACCACTTAACTGCACTTGTAATTCAACTTCATAATTACCAACAAAAGCATCGGTTGCGCTTGTAAATGTAGTTTTGGCACTTACCAGCAAAGTTCCGTCATCATTTATATCCGGTGTTTCTGTAACTGTTACATTTGTGGGTGGTTGTACCGTTGCTGGGTCTGGTAAACTTGTATTTGGCGCAATATCAATACCAAAGCTGTTGCCAAAATTCCAACTATAAATGGCATCTGCATACTCAACTAATTCTAAATCAACGCCACCATTTGGTGTCATTTTCCAGCCAGTAACCATAAATTCTTTACCATTAAATATGGTTTCGTTACTAAAAGCACCATCTCGGTCTAAACTTAACGTAACTTTATCATTTACAGAAACTGGGAAAGCATTCAAATTACATGGCAATGTTAGGCTTAAACTTTGCCTATTTCTTTCAACCATAATTTTTGCAAGCCTTTGCGCTCTAATATTATTTTTTACAAATTGAAAATTTACATCCCCATAAAGCGCTTCGCCATCTTCACTTTCATATGTGCTATCTCTGTATGGTGAAAAATCTGTTGAAAGATAAAAATTATCTTCATCTAAAAATGTACCCCTTACAGCGTTTATACGGTTACTTTTACCACCATCAGTTTGTATTGTAACATTATCCCTTAAATGTGTTTCATTTAATGTATGGGATCGTGAATTAGCAATAGCAACTCCAACTTGTAACTCATATTTACCTTGCGTATAGGCAATGCTACCAGCACAACAAACAAGCATAGACTCCATTATACTTACCGGTGATTGATCTAACGGTATCATACCATCCATAGTATATCGTTTTTGTGTATCACCACTGCTGTTTATAGTTACATTTGCATCACAACTGTTTGCCATTTCAGCAAACCTTGTGTCATTCATTTCACTGTTTAATGCACCTAAACCATAAGTATTTATTAAAAAATCTCTTATACACAAAGATGGGTTTCTTGAGTAAGCCCAAGTAGAACTTGTTGCAAATCTGTGCGAACCACTACCACCATTTGTGCTATCTAATCTTGGGTCGTAAACCTTTCTGCCCTCTACAATGCAACTTATATTTGGTATTTGTGGCAATTTATCTTGGTCATATTCTAACCTAATATAAATATAACCTACGCCCCTTAATCTGTGGCTTGTTGTCCATTCAGAGACTTCACTTACCAAATCGGCATCTGCACTTTGGCTATCACTGCCTAAATGTTTTTTAACCCTTACTAAATTTTCATATTTATTGCCACTGCCGGCAACAAATCTTGCATGGCTACTGCTATCAGAGCCATCTTGTGTTAAACTTAAATCAGTTTCATCAATAAAAACATTTGTAATAGAATTTAGCTCACCTTGCCCTAATGCAACCACAAGATGTAAATATTTGTTTCCAGTTCCACTAACACCGGCAAAAGCAACAACGCCACTTACTTTTGTTTTTCCATAAATTAACCTTCGTGGCATATCTGAACGAAACTGCATTTTAGTTTCTAAACCTTGTTCAGCAACTAAATCATTTATTCCTTTCATTTGCCTTTTTGCCATCTGCCTTGCAGAGTGAACACTAATGGCTGTGCCAACAACGTAAACACCGGCTTGTACAAAAGCTATACCGGTGGCGCTTGTAATGTTTAATGCTGATGCTACTGCTAATCCAATTTGTTCCATTTACACTTCCCAAGCCACCTTTATTTCGGTTCTATCTAAATGCACTATACCATCTTTGTGCAAATAAGTAGCAGTTCCGTCGTCTGACATTACACCCAACATTTCTTCTTTTTTGCTATTGTATTTACCAACAATATCACCGTGCTTTGCGAAAGCGCCATGTATTTTTTTAATTTTCATTTTTTTTGCTAGTTTACCAGCACTGCCAAAAACAGTACCATCAGCATATTCTGTTACTTTTTTGTAAGCGCCTTTTTTATCTTTATGATCTAATAAAAAATTTTCTTCTTTTAATTTTTTTTGTAAATCAATACCAGTAATTACTAAATAAGCACCAATAACAAAAGCAACGCAATCATTTGCGCCAAATTTAAAATTTCTATTTTCATGCTGTTCAATATATTTTTTTAAATTATCTTCCCAGCCTTCTAACCTTTGCATTACTCTGGTGGTGTCCTTCCCCAATAAATAGTTTTTTCTATTGTTTGGTTTAAAAATTCAAAACCTTTATCCCCAGCAAATAATTCTTGTTGTTCTTCATTTGTATAACGCCCAAAGCGTGTTCTTTCCCAATCTTGTAAACGGCTAATTACTTTTAAGCTAATTGTACAAGTTTCCCCAACCGTTACTTGTACACTATCCATAATACCACTGAATATTGTTACTGGCTCGCCAACAATAGCATCACTGCTATCTAAAAAAGCAACCATAATAATAGCACTTCTGTTTCTATAGTTTTGGTTTAAACTTTCACTCATTAATGTTGTATCTAAACCGGTAAGCGTTAAATTAATTTGATGTGCGCTTACATCTGTATTTTCTTCAACCTCTGATATTGCACCAATTTTACCAACGCCTAAATAGGTATTGCTATCATAAACAATGCTTTGTGCTGTAGAATTTGCATAAAAAGTTCCACTTGCAAAATTACATTGAACCATATTTATCATGGTTACTTGTTCATCATCAACCTTTGCTAAAGTATTAGTATTAATAGTTCTTGTCATGCAAAAGCCTCAATAAATGTAAATGAAATTGTACCTATTAACGGTGGTGCAACATTCCATGCACTTTGGTCTTCTTCTAACCTTACAATGCAAGTTAAATCTGTATTGCCTAAACCATTAGCGCTTGTTGTTCTATAAGATACAACAGCATTATCTGCTGGGCTTGTTCTAATGTTGGGCGCAATACTTAATGTTGCTTCCCCACTGCTGTTGCTTGTTGCGTCAGCCGTTATCATTTTTAATTCACGCCCAGCCGTTGTGTCGTAAGCAATATAATCACCAGCCCTAAAAACATTACTTGTGCTTGCTGGAAAACCATCTACGGCTATTGTTGCGCCAGTTTGTGATGCGCCATTAATTCGCAACGTATTGGAACTTGCTGACATTGCACCTCTAGGCTCAACACCACCAAAATCACCAAAATAAAATCTTCCGTGCATACCCTCTAGGCTTGTAATAAAACTTGCAAGTGTTCGCCAATCACTTTCAATTAAATCTGTAAAACTGGCTTTGCCATACCACGATGCAGACGGCATTCTTAAAGTTTGTGTACTGGAAGATAATGGGCTTTTAAAAACTTGTGTATTACTTTGTAAACCAAATTGTATGCTACTTGGAACTAAATTTGCTGGAAAATCTTTTGTTGTCATGCCCTTCTCCCAGTAGCTTTTGCAAACCTACCACCTTGTTCTATACTACCAAAAACCATTTTAAATGTTTCTTGTTTAATATTTTCTGCCATCATTTCTAACTGGGCTACAGCACTTCTATCTGCACCTCTAAAATCATAATTATTTACAATAGTTGAACCACCGGCATTTGGTACAATTCTTCCAGATTGATTTGGCACAAATATTTCTGCCCCAGCTTCACCAACTAAATATGGCGTACCTCTACTAACTGCCCCACCATATTTTTCACCTTGAATGCCACCAGCCGATGGTGGTAAGCCAAAAAAATTAAGCATACTAGGCTTAAATGCGTTAAAAGCAGAAACAACAGCCATTCTTGCGCTTATTTGTGCAAAATAAATGAGCATATCTTGCGCAAAGGCTTTCATATTTATTTTACCATTTTTAACAAGTTGTTCTATTGCATTATCCATAGCGCCAAAAGAACGCTTAACTGCATCTTCACCAATTTTTGCAAAATCAACAACACTTTTACCTAAATTTTCAAATCCTTTACTTACACCACTAAAAAATTTTCCAAATGGTGTTAGTTCTTCTGCTGTGCTTTCTATTTTACCAGTAGTAAAAAAACTACCAAAATTCTCTTTAAGTTCTTTATCTGCTTTTTCTAAACTATTAATAAATCTTCTCATTCTAAATTCAAAACTGTTTGCACCACCTTTAATAATAGCTTGGTTTCTTGGTGTAATATCTTCCATCATGCCAAGCCTGTCTCGTAAATCTTCTGGAAATATACCAGCCTTTCTTAAAACGGCATCACTGAGTTCGTCTATTTTTTCTTTTGCAAATCCGGAAACATTTGCATTTCTAAATTTGTCAGCAAGACCGGTTTTATTAAGTGGATCAATAAATTCGACAACTCCTGTTAATTCTTTTAATAATAAATCAATTATACCAGTTGCTATTGCAATATAAATTCCACCCCTTAAACCTTTTTTGCCAAATAATATAAAACCCATAAGCCCTAATTGACCTATTGTACCACCAGCAAATTCATTTAACTTATTTACACCGGTAACAACCATGTTAAAGAAAAATTTAAATTCATCAGTTAAGGACACTAACCTATCTAATGCCATAGCCCCACCAATTAAGAAATCGCCAAAAAAATTCATAAAACCACCAGATTTTATAAATTTTGTAATTCCATCAGTTAAGTTAACTAAAACACCAATTAACCCAGCTTCACCTATCGCAATTTTTACTTTATCTATAGCATTAAAAAATCTGTTAAATTCAGCAGTTGCACTTTTTGACGCTACTTCTGCTGGTTCTTTAAATTTTTCCATTAACAAATTACCAAGTTTTGGCAACAAATCACTTGCTAAAACTTCGCCATTATCAAGCATTTTATTTAATTGTTTTGTTGTAACACCCAACGCTTCTGCTGACATTGCAAAAGCGCCCGGAAGTCTTTCACCTAATTGCCCTCTTAATTCTTCAGCTTGAACATTGCCTTTTGAAATCATTTGTTGCAATGCCCTTAAAGACCCACTCATATCATCGGTGCTTAACTTCATTGCGCCACCGGCAGTTACAACAGCTTCAAATATTTTATTTGTTGTATCTGCATCCATACCGGCTGTTCTAGATGCAATAGAAAAGTTTTTAAAACCTTCGGCAGTTGCCAAAAAATTTACGCCAAGCCTATCAGACATAGCTTCTAATGTTTGTAATGTTTTATTTGTTTGTACACTGCTACCAGAAACAGCCGTTAAAGCCGTTCTTAAACGGTCTAGGCGCAGACTTGTTTGCACTACTGCACCAGCACCTAAAGCTAAACCAACACCGGCTAGAGCGCCTTGTAAGCCGAATATAGCGCTAGTTACACTTCTAAATGATCCTTGTATTCTGTTTACTTGGTTTGTAACGGCTCTGCTTGTCGTAGCCATTGCAGTACGAAAAGCGCCAAGTTGTTGCCTAGCACCTCTTGTATTTACTGCTATATTTAATCTTGCTAGGTCTGCCATTACTTACCCTTATTTGATGCATTGGAAATTTTAATGTATTCAATATCTAGTTGTGATATTATAAATATAAAATCCTCTACATCTGTTACTTTATGCAATTCTACATATGCCTTTATATCACTAAACGGTATAGGCGAAACAGCCATTCCTACTTGCCTATGATTGTTTAAATCAACAAATGCTTCTGCATAAATTTGTTGAAAATATGTAAGCGTGATTGCGTCTTTTACAAATGGCTTCTCATGCACATCTTTTACGGTTGCCACAAGTTTTTCATATTTATCTCCCCAAGATAATTGCCAACGCAACCACGCTATTAGTTTTTTAAATCAAGTTCATTTTGCTCCGTTTTGTAATTTGCAACATCTGTTGAATAATTTGTAATTAAATCTCTAAACTCTTCAGCACCTTCCATGCTTAATATTTCAACACATTTTTCACGACTATATTGAATTTCTTTTCCATTTAAAAGTAATCCTTTCCAGCCAAGCAAAATGTGGTCAGCCATACATTCAACCATAATTTCAACTTCTTTTTTTGCTGAAAGAGTTCCATTTTCATATGCTCTTCTGTATGGTTGTAATCTTTTTTTAAAAGCTGTTTGAAAACCTTTATTGCCTAATTTTGCAATTAAAAATGATGTTGTTTCATCATGTTCAACCCAAACCCCATTATTAGCGAGGTCTGGGTTATATTTTAAATCATTTATATCCATATTACCTATGCTCTAGTTATTTTCAAAGTACACGCTTCTGATGTATCATACTTTGCAATAAACTCCAAATCAGACATTACATCTGAGTTAGTTGAGCCGGCTGTTACAGTGCCAGTTGTATATTCAATTTTAGGTAATAAGAAAGTGTAACTGTTAGAACCATCGTTTAACGTAATTGACAAAGCGCTGTCAGTACCGTTAACAAATTTTTCATATAAAGTACCACTAGAAAAATAAGCCGACATAGAACCGGTTACACTAAATTGTCCAAGCCCTATACCAGTTGCGCCTAAATTACCAATTTCGTTTTGCGCCCTTAAATTGTTATCTATTGTAAGGCTCAAACTCATAACGCTTTCAGAAATGCCACTGCCACCTTCTAAAATTTGAGTAACATTATTAACTGCGTTAAATGGTTGCGCTGTTGTGGTTGCATCTATTGAACTGTCAACAGCCGAAGTTGATACTGTCATATTTTTACCTAAAACAGTAAAGTTGCCGGTTACTATTTCGCCAGCACTTATATTAAGCCCCATAGAACCTATTCTACAGCCCTTAAATAAATGAAATTTATCTGTACTGCCAAGTTCAAACTTTTTTTCCAAGCTAAAACTTTTTAATGTACTGCCATTTTTTAGTACGTTAGAACTGTAAGTTGACATCATTAGACCCTCTAATAATGTATCATAAGTTCCATAACTTAATTCAAAATTTAAATCACCAGCAACGCTTGCGTTTGTTCTTATAATATCTTGAACATTACGGTCAGCCCTTATTTCATTGCTTTGCGTATTTTCAATATTAAAAGCTAAACTTTCGCCAGTAAATCTTGTAAATGTCATGCCGTTTGTTGGTGTTACACCGAATGTGGACTCTGCCACAACAGCAATCGAGGTTTGGTTTGTATCGCCCATATTCGCTCCTATTAGCTATAAGTGACATCTCTTTGAAAAGGGATATCTAGGTTAGTTTGTAATATGCCTTCACTTACCCCAACTCTCGTTATTGTAGGTGTTCGACATAAGATTGTTCCACTGCTCCCAGCAGAGAATTGCACGGCTCTGAAAATAGTAGCTAA